TCATTAGCAGCAATCGGATCCAGAGCAGGAACGTGCTTAAACTCAACGATACCAAAGCTCATACGATAGCTGATAAAGTTCGGGCCATCGAAGTACAACATTTGGTTGTCGTTACCTTTAACGTAGCGATCGTGCTCGAAGGTAAGACCCATTGCCATTACAGTGTCAAGAATTTGACCACGTACCAATTTAAGACCACCCAGACCAGTACCGATAACGATTTTGTTCTGACCATACGGATCGATCTTATCTTTCAAACGACTGGTTACCCAAGCATCGAGTTTACGCAGTTGGAAATTCGGAATGTTGTAGTTATAGGTCGGGCCCATATTAAGCTGGTGGAACAAACCAATCGGAAGACGAACCTGAGTAGCACCTTCTACGTCAAGTACACCACCTGCACCCCACATAGCGTAGTTTTCAACGTCACGTTCTACCATACGCTTAGCAAGCATTTCCACTTCGGGAATCCAAGCTTTCTTTACAATGTCAGCTTTAACAGCCTCGGCAGCTTGTTTTGCAGACATACCTTTATCCATGTATACACTTACCGGAGACTGGCCCTGACGAGAAATATCATAGGCAGCAGAACCCGGACGCAGTTGATACATTTCAATGATTTTACGGTAGTTCTGAAGGCCGATTACACATTTCTGAGAAATGCGGCTCAGAGCAGCTTCACGAGTTACTGTAAAGTGAGCATTAGCAAAACCCTCACCTACGTAGTTGTAAAACTCACGGTAGCCATTGGAGAAGTTACCTACGTCGTTATACGTTTGACCGTATTCGCCGAGTACAGAACCAATCTGGAAGAAGATAGTACCTGCTTGCAGAAGTTCTTTCGGAAAGTACTTAGCCTTCTTGTTGGTCGTGTTCAAACGAACCGTGTACAGGAAACCGTCACCATCACGACGAATCTCGTCGGAAGTAACATACAGTTCTACGCCACCAAACTTGTTAGCAGTAATGATAGCGGAGTTACCAAAGGTACGTTTGTTCAGTTTGATTTTAAACGTAGTACCATCGATACCGGGTTTGTCAACGCCACTTACGTCCTCAATAATATAAGTAGGCTGTTCAGCAATAGGCTGCTGCCACTTATAGATGTGACCTTCAGAGTGAAGAAGCCGGTTTTTACCCTGACCAATGAGATCCCACATACCTGGGCGCTCCATATAGCCAGTAGTAATCCAAGGAGTGATCATACCCAAGTCAGTAGTATCCAAAGACTTGCTGGACTCCATACGCATCAAGTGCGCAGAATCCAGGTGTGTGGTATAATCATACTCTCGAGTTTGTAGATAAATACCGTTTTGTAGAGTCAACGGTACTGCTTGAGAAGTAGTCATAATTTTGTTATTTATTTAAGTTTGTTAGATTTTTAGGTTCCATTTGATATTAGGCTTTTCTTGAGGTTTAGATTCGCCTTTACTTTCTACACCTTTGATTTTTCCGTATTTGTGCTCTTGAATAAACTTCTTTGTTTCTGTAGTCTTAACTTTGTTAGCGTAAGCTTTTTCAAACTTTTCCGGATCAGTAAGCAAAAGAGTTGCAAGTGCCAGATTTTCCAAAGAGCCTTTTGGATCATACTTGTTATAAAACACAATAGCTTCCATTGGACTCATTAAAGCTTTTCGGTTTCCATGCGTAGTTACTTCAATTTCATCAGAAGTAAGTATAGTATGAATTCTGGCGGCTTCTTCTTTACTAAGTGGAATATCTCCTACTTTTCCTTTTTTAAACACATCAATCAATCGGCTAGAGAAATCTTCTTTTACTTGTGCTTCCATGTTCTTCAAATATCGCTGTTGTTCTTCTTTGTACTTTGCAATTTCTTCTGCCGCTTTGTCAAGCTTAGGCTTAATCATTTTAGCTTCTTTTTCCAACAGCCCGGCTTCACGAAGATTACTAATTTTTTCTTCCACTTCATCCGGGGTAAATCCTTCTTTTCCACGATACCATTCACGTAAGATCTTTTCTTGTCCGACAGTATCTGTAGCACTCAGATCTTTAATCGTATTTTCAGCTAACAAAGTCTGCAGATAATAAGTAAGCTGAGACTTGTCTTTTGAATTCATATCAAACTCCAGAATTCTCCGAGTAGTATCAGAAATAGTTTCAAAAAACTCTTCAAACTCTTCCTGTACTTTTTTCTCAATGTTGTGCTCCAGCAATTTTACAAAAACTTCTTCATCTGCATCTTGATCAGGATCAAATCCTTCGTAAGCTTCAGTGATAATGTTTTTTTCTGCAAGGAAGTTCACAAGTGCTGTTAGTCCTTCCGGTTCTTCATCCTCTGATCCTTCAGTCTTTCCTAAAGAGATTTCAGCAGGTTTGTCAGTTGTTTTGGTTTCTGCAGGTTTCGTTTCTTCTGCCGGTTTTTCTTCTGATTTAGATTCCGGCTTAGAATCTTCTATTGCAGAAGCATCATCAACTGGAGTTCCAATATTAGAAAAATCAAGACTGACCAGACTTGCAAATTCTTTATCGGAAATTTCAGTTGGGTTTTGAAAATTAATGTCCATACTAAATTACTATGTTTGGTTAATAAATTACGTATTTTTCTAGCAATAATATAAATTTAAAGACACACCATAATTATGGTTTATTTTCTTTAGCTATTTCCAGTGCAATTCGAGACTTTTCTAAGTCAGCTATAATCTTATCTCTTTGTACTTGAAGTTTCTCTCTTTCCAGTTGAGACTTTTGACTATTACCTTCTTGTTGCATTCTTCGTTTCTCTAAAACTTCTTGAGCTTTAGAAGCTTTTTGTTCTGCAGCTGCGTTCATTTTCATATAATACTCCTGCTCTTTGAGTTGTCTGTCTCTCAAGTTAGAAAGTTCTTCTGCTCCTCCTCCTTCTGAGAATTGAGACTGTCCTATCACTTTAATCTCTGCAATTCGTACTTCATGTTCACGATCAAGTTCTCGCTGACGTGCTTCTTCTGCAAGCTTAGCATCAAGTTGTTCTTTCTGTTTGTTCAGAAGTTCCATCTGTTGCTGCTGTTGCATTTGAGCCTGCTGTTCTTGTTGAACAGTTTTATCTACTATGTTTTGTTTTAACTTATCGTAGATCTCAGCTACCGATTTAGAAGATAGGATACCAATCTTGTCTAGCGCATCAGATCCCATTGTATTGTCATTTAACGCTAGCTGCTTGATAGTTTCAAGGACAATGTTTTCATCCATTCCTGAGGTCACGTAGACCCCTAGATCGTGAATTAAAAGATCAGAAGGAATAGAGAACACAACTCTTTCTGCTTCATCATTGACAAACATTTGTTCTACTTGGTTATTCTTTAAAGCAAGATAACGAGCAAATTCAAGCATCGTATACCTTGCAAGTTCCATCGTTTGTAAATGTTCGTCATACAGATGCTTTAATTGAGTGATAGATCGGTTAATTCCCTGTGCTACTCCCATTGCAGTTTCGCTGGGAGAAATATCTCCAAGAAGTTGAGGTGATACACCTACCTGCATAAGACATTCATTCTTGCATATCTCTGCAATCTTAGCTTTTTCTATTACTTCTGCTGTAACTGTAAGATCTACAAGTTGACCGTAGCCTCCCGTAGCAGAAAGAGTAGACTGACCTGTATTTAAAGGAGAAGAATCAATAGGAGCTATTTTTACATCTCGAGCCGTAAGAGCAAACTTAAGCATATTATTAGGCCCCCACTCTTCTCCCATAGTTTCTTTTGGAATCACATTGTGATTCATAGCATAAAACTTACCTATCTCTCCTTTTAACAGCTGGTCGTTCCTGTTCCACAAATAGTTATAGAATACTTGCCACGGTTTACATTTATCTACAACAGAAAGAATCTCGTTATATCGATTTGTAGCAGGGCCTCCATGAACTGGAATACTTGAACCGTAACGCTGTCCTCTTTTCGCTATTTGAACTGGAAACTTCTCAAGTACTACAAAAATATCATCTGAATTATCCGGGTTAGGATTTACCGACAAGTTAATCTTTACGCATCTCCAGACTTCATTAATGTAAAACCACTCTAAGTGCTCACCTTCAATTAAAGTAATTTCATTTTTCTCTTTGATTACTTCTGTGTTATACTTAGGCTTGTAAGAAATCTGATAAGAATCGTCTACTATTGTGTTATAGGTTTCTCCTTGAGTTCTAATAGTAAGCTTTCCTAACTTTCGTGGTACTTGAAGATACATATTAGTAACTTGTACCAGACGCTCCTTATATTCTCCTCCTCTGTAATAAGTGTCTTTATATTTAGAGTCATTTGCCAGCTCTTTAAAAGCAAGGAAATTCTGAGCTGCTTCCAGATCTCCCGGAGTATCCAGATTGTACCGAGAAGGAGTATCAATGGTTAGCAGGGTTCTATAGTGCGTGTGGAGATTCTGAAGCTTCTCTATGTCTTGTTCAGTAAGTTTTGTACCAAATCTGGAAATAATATTTAGAGGAGATTCATATTCAAACCACGTAAACATTACAGCCTCACTAATATCATCGGTATAAGGAGATCTCAAATAAGCGCAGTACCGAGGGTCAAGAACTTCAGGTTTATAGTCTGCATCATACAAGTTAATGTGAATAAAAGGAAGATCTGTTACAATTTTGTTTCTTAACAGTTCCTTTTCGACATTTTTCATCTTGAATCGTTTCTCATCTAATTCAAGTTGATTATTTGCCCACTGCTCTACTGCTAGTCTGTAAGTCTTTTGGTAGTATTTTTGAACTTGAGGGAGTTTTTCAAATAACTCCATTTGTTGTTGATAGACATCCGGTTGTTCTGGAGTAATACCTTGCTGAGAAAGACTTTGTTCATACTGAAGCCTAATGGGCTGAAGCAGCATTTCTCTAATAGTGTTGTTCTTCTCCTCAATAATCTGATTAATAGCCTCTCTGTTCACCGCGAGGGCTGAAAACTTAATGTACTGTTTAGATCTTTCTCCTACCAGTGTGTTAACAATGTTAGGAATAATAGGGTAAAACTTTAACTCATAATCAAGCTTTTCCCCTCCTAGCATAGACAGTTCTACTTCATATTCAGACTCATCGGGAATGTAATCGGAAGAATCAATAATACCTGCTGCTAAGTTGAACTTCTTAGTTATTACGTCTCTTTGCTTATTGATCTGTTGACGAGCAATCCATTCATAATAGTAAACAAGTTCTTTTATACGTTTAAAATCGTCTTCCCGCTTCATTTCTTCGGAAAGAACAAACGATATATCCAACCCGTCCTGAGAAATTCTAGTTCCAGGAATTACTTTTTTAGGTAACCCAGGTTGTACACCTAATTGTGGGGTCTTTGCCATATTAATAAATTAAGTGCGTAATATAATAAAATTTATTTATTCTTTGTGAATGGAGAACCTAATTTTTTTTGTTGCATCATAGGTCTGGAACTAAACTGGCTGGGTAGTTTTACTAACCGACTGGGTTTGTTTGGTTCTTCGTACCCGTGCCTGACTGACTGTACCATATGTTTATTATGATAACTTTCTGCTGCTAACAGAGCTAGCATAAAAGACACCAATGAGTCTGTGTTAAGTTTAGGAGTCCATCTTAGCATCTCTTGTAAAAGTCGTCTGTCTTTTATTCGAGAAACACCGTAAATAGTTTTTGATTCTCCTGTCTCTAGGTCAAACTCATCTGCAATAGGTTCTTCGCAATATAACACTGTTTTTTCCAATGCTCTTTTTTTAAACTCACCTTCCATCCTTACTCCAATTTCATCTCTGATTGTAGAGTTAGGCATCATTTCAGTTACTGCAGTTAGTTCTCTTCTTCTAAATAAAAGTCTGGATTTACCTTTTCGTATAACCCATTCTATAAAATCTTTAACGTTAGATTCCACTGCTACTCTGGCATTATAAAACTCTATTAAGTCTAAACATACCTGATAAGTCTCAGTTGCTTTTTTATGTCGTCCTACATAAGAAGCTACAGGGTAGCCTTGAAGGACTTGTCCGTTTCTTTCATGAGTACACATATATATCGTGATGGCCATAAGCGACTTTGAAGTCTCTGTATCTAAGTTATAAATAGGGTCAACTCCTGCTACGTAAAGCCCAAAGGGAGGCGCATCTACAGGGAACTCGTAAATAATTACAGCTCCTCTGTTATCTTTCTTAGGATCAGGTTTAATTGAGTAAACAGGAGGATCGGTAGAGAATTTATGATACACCTTTCCTTTTGAATCCCTGTGTAATTCTACTACAATGTCTTTATCTTTTAGGAGTTTTAGTTGCTGCTCCTTAAGTAGCTGGGTAGGAAAGATGTTATTCTCCCTTTGATCAAAAGCATCTTGTACTGTTCTGGGATGTTGAGACTTCCACAACTTGTAAGAAGACTCATCTTTTTCTTTTTGTCTTTCTTCTTCTAAAGCAAGAAAGTCCAACGCCTGTTGAATGTTAGAATTACCGTTTATGTCATAGCATTTAACTACCTGCCCTGAGTGCTCATCTTTATAAATGTAGTTCCACTCATCAGGAAAAAAGAATCCTATATCATCTCCAGAGCCTGAGAACACATCTTTTACTGATTTAATAGAATAAGCTTTAGGATTAAGAATGAACTCCTGAAGATCTTCTGCATCTTTAAGTTCCCCTACTGCTCCAGCCGCTACAAACATCCCTGTCTTTACACCGCCCAGTTTAATGTTCGGGTCGACATACCCTTTTACCTTTTTAAGATTTTGGTAAATACCCGCTTCTGTAGCGTATATTTCTAACGCCGCACCTCCTACCGCCTTGGAAAAGTTCTTTTTAGTAGTAGCTCCTTTGATTCTACTTTTGTTACCTTTGGTTACTTTCTTCTTATCTAAAGATCCTATTGTCACCTCGATCTTTTGTTCCCAGTTTAATGTTTCATCAGGAGAAAAAGGTCTGTACCAGCCTGTATGTTCATTTAAATGATCTCGGTAATTCTGAAGAATACCCCATTCTCCTAAGACATACTCTTCTTCAAAGCCTACTATTTTAAGAGTTGCTCTTGTCCCAAACCACACTCTTCTTAACAGTCGAGCTACGTGATATAGACTTATACCTTTTTGGCGAGCTTTTACGCACGCTCCATCTATATCTTCTAACCAAGCTAATTGATAGTATAAATCGTAATGATAGTGACCATCCCAAATCTCAGGGAAGTCAGTGTTCATTTTAACTTTGTCAAAAATAGGAGTGTAGTTCCAAAACCAATAAAGATCCGGACTTATCCAGTAGTCATCTATAATAATTCCCTGAGTACACTTTCGCCTTTCGATCAACCAAAACTCTTTGTACTCCTTAGACTTAGGATGATAGTCAGTATACCTTTTATCTTTTTGAAACTTTTTAGCAGCCTGAATCCAATGTTCCGTATTTTTAAAATTGTACTTTCCTGGAAACTTAAAGCACGACTTTACAAAATTGTACCAATCAGGATAAGTATCAAATGTCCTTTTAGACCACTCTTTAGTGCTGGTATTAAACGATAAAATAGTAAAAGGTTGAAATATCATACTTCGTCGTAATAGTTATCGTCAGCATCTTCATCAACTGCTGAACGTACACCTGCACGGTTTCTTTGTACTTCTTGTTTATAAGCGGTTTCTGCTTCTTGGTAAGCTTTGATAATCGAAGTAAGAGACTTTAAAGCATTTACTACTTGTGTGAAATTGCCGTCTCTTCCGTCTGTAATCGACGCATTATTTAAATAGTCAGATACATTCTCTACTGCTGATTTAGCGCCGTCTAAAAGCCTCCTGATAGGCGAATAATAAAGTTCTTCGCACCTTTTAATAGCATTAATCATTACTATGTCAGTAGGATGATAAGCCACCGGAGGAAAGTCCTTTAATACTTGAGATTCTCTTTCAAGTTGAGAGTAATTTAAATAAGGAGATTCAGGATCCCACATTGCCCATAAATATTGAAAAGGGGATACGTCTCTAGACGTATCCCACAGTTCTTTAAATTCAGGAATGCTTAATATAGATTCGTCAATCACAACCTTATCATCAAATACCGTAATTATTTTTGGTAAACTCATAGAATTGTAATACCAAGTGTTTTAAGAATATTAAACCATTCGTCTTGCTCTACTTTAATGTTAATAGTCTCTGCCTGTCCTGATGAAACACTGACAATAGAAGCAGATACAATATTTACATCATGCGAATTATCTTTCTCAAACACCCAATCTCGAATTACTGTGTCAGTCATGTTCATATAGACTTTCATGTAACTGGTATTTTCTCCCGGATGTTTTGGTTCAGTAGGCTTTGGTTCTCCTCGTAGAAGATTTATGTCTTGAGAATCCTCCCACATTTTCAAATCATCCTGATATTCTTCCAGATCTTGCTGGTATTTTTGAATTTCTTCTGCAGTAATTTTTGCAGTCAATATTTCTAACTCCATGAAAACATCCTCGCATACTTTTTTACTCATTATTTTGTTTTTTAAACCAGTTAAGAATAGTATGAGCTTCCTTCTTTTTGTACTCGATAGGATACTCAATTACATTGACACACTCATTGTTCTCATTTAGTATTGCGTGGTATATTTTAAGTTCCTTACAAGTAAATCCAAACTGCTCAAGCATATAAGCATACAAAGAAAGCTGAAGAGTGTAGTGCATTCCCGAGCAGTCTTCTAAATGCTGAACTGGAGAATTCATCATTACAGGCTTTCTCTCTTTAGAGATCTTGTCAAATCGCTTAAAAGACTCAAATTTAAGCTCTTGGTTTGTATTATGAGTAGGTAGATAATTTCTAGTAACTAAATAAGTATGCAGCGGGCTTTCTACAGCTATACAAATTGTAGGAATCGTATCTACTTTGTCAATTGACTTTATATACCTATGTTTTGACTTATAGAAACTAACATCAACCATTAGGGAATCATAGTCCTCATTCCTAGTTAAAAAGGGGGATTCTTTCATTGTAAAGGAAATACTAAAAGCTTCTATATTACTTTTACCAAATCCGGACGTTTTATATGGCATAACTGTAGGTTTTTCTCCCAAGCTAAACAAGATACTACACAACGCTTCTACCTGCCATTTTTTTGTAGTGTTCATAACACATCTTTTTCTAGTACGATTAAACGAACCATCTGTGTCCATAAATCCTCTCAGTAAATCCAGTCTCTGTTGTCTAGAACCCTTCAAGTACATATCCGGAAGATGTTTATTGTTTAATACACCCATCTCCTTTAGTTTGGTACGAAGCCCTATAATGGTTTTTATTTGAGCTTTACCACTTCCTCCTTGGGAAATATCGTTTCCTAATATGTAACCTCTAATTTCAATTTCTTTCCATAATTTACTATTCATGTTTGTAATAGAGCCTGATGCTGCTGCCCCATCTCCTAACCAGCATCCGAATACATACGGATCTATTGGGAGATCCGCTTCAGGTAAATTAAGTGCTGCATTTTTGATTGTCAACTTTTTTCCTTTACAGTCATAGTGTTCCATTATTTCTTTAGTTGTCATCACTTTCTCCACAGGTACCTTTTTATAGGTATAACTTGTAATCAACCATTTGTGGTCTTCATCGCAAACTACTTCTTCATTTGTATCAAATTTGATTTTATAGCAAGGGTTATAATGTACATCAGATTTTGCTTTGACTTTTGTCAAACATCCTTGCCCATCAAATATTTCATCTCCTACTACTAAATCTTTGATAAGTTTAAATCCTACCTTAGTAGGTACTTCAGTATCTAAGGGGAATCCTTTGTAATCTCCTAAAAAGAAAGTCTTATCTTCATAAATCTCTACGATGTCTGCAGTTCCTACCGCATTATGAAGTAAGGAATATACGATTAGTTCAGGATAAACACCCGGAGTAAGAGACTTGAGATCAAATGATTGTTTAAGTCCATTCTCTCTTACAATAGCAGGAACAGCTCCTTTTTTAGCCAAAGCTTCTTTTTCTTTTTCAAGGTGAAAAGCAGTCCCGCGCTCCTGACTTTTAATCTTCTTATCTTCCCACTCTTTTAAGATCTCTTCTTTGGTTATTCCTCTTTCTTTAGCTTTCTTTTCCGCCCAATAGTCAGCATCGAATTTCTCTTTAAGTAAAGAGATAATCGTACTTACTGAAGTAAGCTTCATATCAGGAGCAGATTCTACTGTGTACTTGTGTACCTCTTCGTTAAATAAGATCATAGAGTCAAAGCTTTTACTGCAAACATACAAGCTACTTCAAGATTATACTTTGCATCTTCAACCCATCGAGTTGAGTCATCGTGTTTATTATGTGTGGAAATTGCGTTTACCTGATCGTAAAGATCAGCAAACATTTGCTTGATTTTGGTAACCTCTTCATTGGGAGAGAAATCTACCCGCATTGCTTTTTGTCCTAAAGTCTGCATATTATTTTAGTTTAAATTATTTTACCAGAAAGTCTAAGCTCTTCTTTTTGCCCATTATCAAAATCTACCGTCAAAGATACAGAAAAAAGTCCTGATTTACCTACCTTATTTATATAGGTAGTAATTTCAAAGTCTGATTGTGCCGGTACTTCTTCTAGACGTTCAAAAGAAAAACAGCCACATGATACTCCCATTTGAGTTACTTTGATTGGTTTGTCGGAAGAATTAAATCCTTTCCATTTGTGTGTTTCTACATGTTCAGAAGAAACTTGTACGTGCTGATTGATTTTTTCAAATGCTATAGGTTTCATAATTCTATTTATAAATATTAAAATTTTCCCATTGCTCTTTGGTCATCATCTTAGGGTAACACGGAGTTTCTGAAGAACAAGCTCGATCTTCAAACACCTTAGCAGAAACTTGACATCCACAATGCACACATTTGTCTTGATTGTAACACTCCGGACTCTTTTGTTTAACCAGATCAATTCTCCACAAAGCTTGTTCTTCAATGTGGGGAGGAAGCTCTCCAAAATCGTTTAGAACTTTTCGGATATTTCCTTGGATAAAACCTTTAATATTATTCAAAGTTATCTTCGCCATCGTCAGTTTTAGTAAGTTTTTTATTTTTATAAATGTATTGTAGTTCTTCTAGTTTTTTGGCAATCCTTTCTTGCGCTTTATCATGCAATTCTCGTAGCTCTTCGTCAGTACAGTTCTGATAATCTTCTCTCTTTACTCCTAACAAAGATACTATCTTTGATATAACAGCATTTCTTGATCCAGGTTTTCTATTTGTAAAGTAAGAGCTGTCTATCGTAGATTTACTTTTTAGTTCTACCTCTCTCATAATAAATGTACCTAAAGGATTATCAACTTCTATATGATTAAATCCTTCAATCTGATCTCTAATGTAAGAAAAGTATCCTTCTAAGATTTGATAATAATGCTCATCAGAAATAGAAAAAGGAAGTCTTTCCTTTACTTTATCTTTTATAGTATGGATGGTAGACTTCATTTTTAGAAGTGTCAAGTTTTACTAAGTTGATTTGCATGTAGTCAGAATCAAGAATCAGCAACTTAGGATTTAAAGAAACAGTTTTGTCATCATTTCTTACCAAGTAACCCTGAGCAATTAAAGTACTGATGTAATTAATACAAGAGTTCTTAGATGTTAAAATACGATCACCTACAATTTTATCCTTAGCAGACGGGCCATAATAATATACGTAGGCCAAAATCGTAATGATCGTGTCGTTTAACAAAGGAATAGGAAAGTTGATAGACTGATTAAGTTGGAACTTTACAAACTCAATAGGAGGTAAGTGATATTCCTTAAAGAGTTTTTTAACTTCCTTTTTTTGAGCAGTATCTGCTTCGTTGGTAATATTCATAGTTTATACTTTATTTTTTAAAAGTGCCTTTTTAATCTTAGACTCTACATTCAAGATATTCAGATCTAATGCCTGATATAATATAGTGTCAATATTGACATCAAGTTCATTGGCAATAGAAGTAGCTTGTTTCAAATTCAAATTCCATTTGTTTCTTTTAAATTCACTCAAAACAAAGGAAACTCCAAGTTCTTTTTCTTTAGCCTGCTTAATCAGGTTTTGAAAAAGCTGCTCTTTGTTAAATTCAGACTGGTTCATAGTTTACATTTTAAGTTAGTAATTTTTTGTATAAAGAAATATGTTTAACTGACAATGCCGCAAATATACATAATTTTTATGAATTATCAAACTCCGTAAATAAAATTAGCAGGGGCAGTGGTAGGACGAGAGTAAATTATCTCTTTACCTTCTCTGGTAGAAGTTATCTTTTTTTCTTTCTCCCAGTTTTGTCTAACTTTTTTAGCAGTATTTTCAGATCTGTTAATAAGTTCCATGATTTGTTTGTCCAACTCAGATGCTGTACACGGAAATTCAATTTGCTCAATTAGGTTTATGTTTTGCTTTAGGGTAAGCATTTCTGTAGACTCATTGAAAATAGCTTTCATCCCTAAAGGTTTACCTTCTCGAAGTTTAGTTGTTTCTATTGCAAAGTAATCTCGACGATCAGCAATAGCTATACTGGAAACAACTTTCTGTTCCAAAAGAGAGCCAATGTGACCTCTGGCTTTAGTATGAAGTCCAGAGTCTTCGTTCTGGTGAAGGACACCAATAATGGCACAGTCGTACTTTTCGATACCGTTCATTAATTCCTTGATTAAAGACACACATTGATCAATGTCATTAATGTTGTCTACGAAGTCTCCTAACTGGTCAATGATAATTACGTAAGGGTTGGTATTTCGAGCTATCTCCTTAAGGTCGGATAGTTTGTTACTAGACCCACAAATGTCAAAGAATTTAAGTTTGTCCTCATAGCTAGGAGGACACTGATCTAGAACTTTGAGATAACGACGCTGAAGATGGTAGCGAGACATTTCCGTTGAGATGTAGACTACACATCTTCCCTCAGGGCAAGGTTGGTATTCAAAGTCAAGATCATCCGGGTTGCCAGACAAACCTACCATGAAGTTCATGGCAAGTCGTGATTTACCTGAACCTGTTTCCCCCTTTACCAAACAAATAGAAGAGTTAGTAAGGAGTTCTGCATTTTCTTTCTTGATAAGAATGACAGGCCGCATGAATTGAGAATCTTTAGTTATTTCTATATACATACAAAGTTAAGATTTTCTGCAAAGGTAAAAAATGTTATTTATAACACCAACAGTTTTTTTAAAGAAATTGTAGTTGTTGGTTTTGCTTAACTTTCATCACCACCATATATATCCCCAAGTTGTTGGTGTTATTATAAAACCAGTATACTAAGCCCTAAACAGCGTTACGTAGTCCGCCCTATAGGGGCGGCTACTTCTGCGCTGCTTATTAAGGGAAAGTTCAACTATCAAAGATAATAATGGTTTGTCTATACTGACTACAATACCAACAGTACTAAAAGTAAGGTGAAACATTATTGGTTATATTTTACAAACTAACTATCAAAGTTTGATACTACTATCAGCTGGCTGGTAATAAGTCAGGTAGTTTTGTGAAAAAGTTGAAACTTGTATCAATTAAATAATAAAGATATAAATAAAAATTTTTTATAATTTTTTTTGGCAACTGCAATTTCTAAGTATAGTCGTGTGATGGGGTTACCCTACCACCAGACCTACGCACCCGTCCTTGACTTGGCAGGTACCCCCCCGGTTGCTTGTTGCCGATAGTGGCTTTTATCCGGGATTTGTTTTACGTAAAATGCTTTATTTTATGAACGCTCCTAAAGTTCGCAAGATTGTTGGTGAGATTGTGTCTATCTCACCGCTGGACAGCAACGAGATTACTCTCATTAGCATCCAGGATTCAGACAACGATCTGCACACCGTCAGTACTTCCAACAAATACTGGAAAGCCGTAGGGCGTTTCTTCCAGGTTGGTAGTATTGTGGCGATTGAGGCAGAAGTGCGGGTGAAAGATGTCACCGAGTACACCGATGCAGCAGGTGCTACGCAAAAGCACACCAGCGACGGTATGAATATTGCGAGAGTTACTGCATACTCCGCGTCTGCCTGGAAGTCCGCACTCACCAAGAAAACCATTGCAGAAATGGAGGCGGCACTCAATACCGTTGATGTGGAGCGCGCTAATGCATTCGCTACTTTCTACGGTGCAGCCCTGGTAGCCATGAAGAATTAGAGGCAGGTGCTACCGCATTAAGAGCACCCTTCACCGCCAACCTGTCGGACTTCACTGTCCGGCAGGTTTTTTTTAACGGCATTAAATAGAAAAGTAAATATCTTAATATATGAAACAGTTACTGTTTGTTCTAATTCTTTGCTTAGCCGCTTCGTGCGGCAAAACGAAAACCTACAAAGTCCAACCCATTGGGAAGGACTTTGTAGAAATCCACAACCTCAACAGCGGATTCGCTGTTGGGGACACAGTAAAATTATCCGTTACCCGAAAGGTACGGATAATTCAGATCCTACCTGAGTAATCAGGTAGGATTTCACTAATGCACCATTTCTACTTCCCAAGGGTAGACAGTTGTAATAGATGTAGTAGGACTCTACATAAAAAGACCAGGGATCATAACAACTGAGTGCAGAGGGGTGAATTTTACGGATAGTTAAGTCCACACGAAGCCCGAAACGTATGTCGGGAGGGGGTAAAATCCAATAGCGTGATGGGGTTGCTTAACTGACGTAAAAGTGGAATTCAAACGGCACCATGTGTCACCGTTACAGTCGGTAAAAAAAACTTAATAACTTCCCAAGTTGTTGAGGGCACCAGTTTCTTTGATTAAAAAGTAAGGATTAAACACTAACTTATAAAACATCTAATGTGAAGAGCATTAGTTTAGTTGGCTACCTTATCAAAGTTTTAGGTGTAAAACACAAAACATACCCAGAGAAAACTGGTGGGTATGTTATAGACAAGATGCTTATCGGAAGCAACGTAGCCCTCTTTGGAGACTTGCTACACCGCTCCTGTAAGTTCCCAGAGAAGTCTTGTCATTTGTGGAATTCAAGCACTACGCTACCGGGTAATAACCCTTGCAGTACCGTTATAGCCGGGATTTTTAACGTTTAATTAAAATTGATTAGATATGAAAACAATGAAAGTCACAGTATTCGACGTACCCCAGCCCTTAGTTGGGTACGTCGAGGCAGCCCTTCAAGGGCTGCATTACCCAACTGTATTCCGTTTTAGAAACGGAATGCACGCCAGCACGTGGGCATCGAAAGATGCCTACGATTGCTGGGTGGCAGTCGAAGGTTTACTGAAGGCGAAAGGCCTTCAGTATGAAGTTCGGATTAAGTAAGGCAACCCCTGCTGCTGTAAAGTAGTAGGGGTTGCACATTTTTTAAGCCTACTCAACTGAGTAGGGTGGCTACGTGGTTTCAAGACCTGTTCGTAGTTATGACGCGGAATACAGCATGATTCGCTCTGTTGTATAGTCCGGCATAGTTATCCAAGTAGTTGAGGATAACCGCAATCTTGATAGTCCGTAAATTACCTTAGGACTAAAGGCTGTTGATGATCACTTTGAGTGATATTGACAGTTAAGGTAGCGTAAGTCACAGCGTTAGACGTGACAGGTTATTGTTAAATCTGATATTCCAATATGGGACAGATTATTAACATGACACCTCATCCCATTCACATTTGTGGAGAAGACGGACAAGTTGTCCGTACTATCCCAACAAGTGGATGGGAACTTCGGCTGTCTACCTCTACGGAGGTAGTCGACCAATTTGATGGTATCACCATTACCAAAACGGTATTTGGTGAACCCTCAGCGGTTCAGGGTAAGTCCTTTGATGGACAGCCTAACCCGTGGGAGACAATCAATCGTAGCAATCGCTACGTCGTCTCTCAATTGGTTAAGAACGCCTTTGTAGGTCACTGGTTAGGTGATCTCTTAGTTGTTCCAGCCGAAGTGGTACGAGATTCCAGCGGCAACATCCTCGGATGTAAGTCGTTGGGTATCTAATACCTACGAGGAACTGAGTAAAGTCTCAGTATAATCAAAGCTCTCTATACCAATTACAGTAGGTATATGAGTAACATAGGGGTTATACCCATGCACTGTAGGAACATAGAGTGATACACTATGTTACCGTCAATGTATCTGTAATTGATCCCGTAGCTCAAAGGATAGAGCACCTGCCTTCTAAGCAGGCGGTTACAGGTTCGAGTCCTGTCGGGATTACAAAAAAACACATCACTGCATTGGTGTTGTTTTTTATTTTACTTACTGATGCAGCAGAAAACAAACACATACTGGCTCTGTATAAACCAGGTTGATATGAACAAAATATCATATTCTTTTCCTGTAAGTGGCAACGACGTTGCCGAACTTCTTTCACAAAAACACCGCACTCCCAGCGGTGGAGAATTTAATAACCCCAAATCCTGGATCTGGGAAATCCGGGACAAATACTGCAAAGGAAAATTTGGCCTAGGAAAGGCCAACTTCCGCATTTTTGCGGATAAATTAGTATTTGTAAACGCAGCCCAGAGTTACGCTTGGGTATGCGTATTCACCCAAGAATTTGCGGCAAAAAGAAAGGCAATCGCCGATTCTATTGCAGAAAAAAACGCCGCTGCTGAAGCAGAGGTACTTTCTTTCACCGGTGTTGCCGTCATTACGACGGGACACGAAACGTGGTCACCCAGTGGCCGCGAGGAGTGGAAGAAAAAAGAAATAGTAAAATTTGAGAACGGAATTCCAGTAGAAATACTGGAATCCGATCACTACTCTTCCGAGTATACCTCGGGAGACAGAGCGTACGGTCTAGAACCGTACGCAGAAGGGAAAGATTTTATGTTGACCGAAGATGCTTGGGAAACTTTAGTTTCCTGGTATCAGCCGACATTAGTAATCAAAGTCTTAACCCGTGACAACGGGCAGTATGAAGAACATGATTACCGTTTAAACGGGGAGTACGTGCCCTCTCGGGCATGTATGGAACTGATTAAGCGGTAATAAAAAACCTTGCACAAGTGATTGTGCAAGGTTGGTTCACGAACGGCTGAAAAATCCATGCCGTGTACTGTAAGTATGTGTGAAATGGTAATATTATTTAACATTAAATTATTTACGCATGATTGTAGTGCATATTTCCTTGCTCACGAACAATTACTATCACGTATTCAGCAGCAAAAAGGATGCTGTTGAATATGCGGAACTGTGTGAGTTAAACTACCAAGACGAATATGTCGTGGTAGTTGATACTACCACACAAGAACAAGTGTATTACCGGGATTATACCGATAATGATGAGGAACCATCCTATGAGTAGTGATTGCACACGGGTCGAGTACGTGGTAAAAATCACCGCTATAACCTCGGAAGAGGATACTAGCGGGGGTTACATCACGCAGCACCGTCAGGTAGGCGGCATCATCATCGATTCGCAGTGGGCTGAAAAGTTCACTGGTAAAGTCGGTGATGAAGTCAAATGGTGTGAATGGATCGAAAGCGAAGGTGTCTACGGGCACCTTATCGTAACAGGTCTGGGCACTATTGTTTACGTTAATGCGTAGACACTACCAGTGGAGGGCATACTAAGTTGCTCAGGGATATAAAGTCAGAAGACTTCCCGCACGATAAAAGGTGTGAATAAACAAGGTGAGAATCTTTGTAATGGAAGGGAGTGGTTTCTGTTTTATAAACAGAAATTCCTACGCTCTAAGCTTGAGCCACGTCGAAAGGCGGATGAAATGTAACTGAAGTCCAGCAGAGAATGGTATAAGGTTGCTTTTTTTAAACAATTTAAATTTAATTTATTATGGAATATCCAATTCAATTCTTCCCTACAGGATTTGACCGCATGTCCATCGAAGCCACCATGGAAGGGTGGCAGTTGTCCATTAATTGGACAGAGTTTGAGGAAGATGGACATAGTCACTGTTACGCAGAATATCTCGTAACAAAAGACAAGGCAGTGTTAATCAAAGGAGATTTTTATCCCTTTGATTAATAAGATAAGGCAGTCGTAAGATAGCTTCCTATTCTTTTATCATTAATTTATAATATTATATGATTGACATGATCTCAGTAGAAGGAGGTACTTTCCTTTTAGGAAAAGTAACTCCTATAGAACTCTCCGATTTCAAAATCGGAAAGTACCCCGTCACCCAAGCGCAGTGGCGGGAAGTGATGGGTAGTAATCCGTCGTGGTTTAAAAACTGCGATAATTGTCCCGTAGAAGACGTATCCTGGAACGATATTCAGGACTTCCTGAAAAAACTCAACGACCTCACCGGTAAAACCTACCGCCTGCCTACGGAAGCCGAATGGGAATACGCTGCACAAGGCGGAAATTATAGCCTTGGCTATAAATATGCCGGAAGTAACAACTTGCAAAAAGTAGGTTGGTACTTAGGCAACTCTGGCGGCAAAACCCACCCGGTAGGCCGGAAAAAACCCAACGAACTGGGGTTGTACGATATGAGCGGGAACGTATGGGAGTGGTGCTGGGATTGGTACGGGGATTATCCGCCGGATGCAAAGAAGGATTACGCCGGGCCGGAAAAGGGCTCTGGCCGCGTGATTCGCGGCGGCGGCTGGCTCCACAGCGCCAAGTTCTGCCGCGCCGCTAATCGCTACAGCAACACGCCGTCGCTTCGCGACTATGACGTCGGCTTCCGGTTAGCAATGTAAAAAATGCCTGTCTCAGCAAAAGAGCTGGGACAGGCATATATTTATGCAAATATAAGGTTCAAACTCCTTGTAAAACATATGCAGATGACACTAATGTGTAATGCAGATATTTGCAAAAAACTTTACTTAACATCCTATGGATAACTTAGTAACAACCGATTACACGAACTCCAAAACTCCTTATCGGGTTCGGTTAATGGAGGAACTTAACCCCCTTCATAGCTGGAGATTCGAAACCGAAGAGGAATGCCTAGTGGCGATTTCTCTTTGGCTTGCTACTCCTGCAGAAGCAAGAGAAGTCACTCATTTTTATCATACGTTTAAAAACGTATTGAGAATGATAGGCTGCAATACTAGTTGGAGCCATTAAAAAAATAAGTTGTAGGTGTATATACTTAAACCTTCATTTTTTTCACATAAAATAAAAAAATCATGCGAATTGAACCATCACAAAGACTTGGGTTTTCCGAGTTTGCACAACACGCCTGCAATATGGCAAAAGAAAAACAAGTCTCAATAGAGTTTGATTGGAGTGGGATTGAATACGTTATTCCTCCAGGTACTCCATTTAAAGTTTTTCTAAAAAGAGCAACTGAGCTCCAGCAAGAAAGAATTAGAGAAAGGGAAACTTCTTTAGAAGGAATTAAATACAAAGAAGAACAAAGGAAAAAAGAAGAAGAGAGAAGACAACGATACTTAAACCTAATGTGTGAGTTTCCAGATCTAGAAAATCTAGAAGAAACTCTAGACTGGTGCTATGAGATATTTAAAACGGGAAATTATTCTCGTAATTCCCGCATTTTAAATGTATTCATAGCGTATTCATTAATTCCAGGAATGGAATTAGTATTTGATGATAGCAGTAAAGAAAGTTATGCTAAAATATTAATAGGAACCTTTCTAACCGGCGTTGAAAACGGAGCAATACCAGAAGCGTTTCATCGCTTTTACAAGGATTTTAAAACAACATTTGCAAAATGAGCAACCTATATTGGAAAACCCAAACAGGGCAACTTGTTTCCGTCGATGATATGACGGAAGATCACTTAAGGAATACCTTAAAGTGGATTATCAAAAATAATCCACATTTCTGTGCTGATTGTGGGTACATTGTACCTCCAACTTCAGTACATACAGAAAGGTGTCAACGAGTTGCAAAAAAGAAAATGGCTAAAGGTGCCACTAAATTTCGTCTCAACGGGGACATAGCACAGTCGTTTAACGACACTATGGAACAAGTTGAACAGGCGGAAGAAGCAAACTGGAATTACTAAAAAAAACTGACCGGATTCGGTATTTAAGTTCGGCTCCTGTTTCGGAGTAAGAAACACATGATATTTCATTATGTGGTATTCTATTTACCTTGGGACTGTTAATGACATTGATCTATTTCAATGGATTAAGATTAGTCTTAACTGATTTACATTACCCTTACCAGTCGGGGTTGGATAAAGAGAGAGACTGGTATTTTATTTTCAATTAAATTTTCATTACTAAATTTTCAAAAAAATGGTACAAGGACAAGAAACTGTAGTTAAAGACCTTACCCGTCTTATGACTATTTTTAAAAAATCAAATGCGGCTATACGCCCACACTTTATTTTGACCGGTCCTTCTGGATCGGGAAAAAGTTTCACGATTAGCACTTTGTGTAGCACTCTAGATCTCCCTTTTGTGGAAATAAACGGGGCTCAGTTAACTAAGGAAGGAACATCAGGAAACAGTGTTTCTAAAGCGCTCGCCCCCTTAGTAAATATGAGTGCAAAACCGTGTGTCTGTTTTGTAGACGAGTTTGACAAACTGTTTATCAGTGGAAACTCCAACTCTGACTTGGCTCACGAAAGTACCAATGGAGTACAAAATGAATTCCTCAAGGTACTTGAATCTGATGAAGCAACTGTATATGGAGATTACGGAAAATACATAAATGTTTCTGTAAAAAACGTATTGTTTGTTTTTGCAGGAGCATTCAACGGCCAGCCTGAAATTGGAATAGATGAACTTCGTAAATTCGGAATCAAAACTGAATTTATTGGACGAGTTGGTCTGGTTTACAATGTGCAACCTTTGACCTTAGATACGTTGTATTCTATTTTTGAATCGTCTACGCTTTTCAAAAATTATGTACAGCTAATGGCTAATGTCGATCTTGAAAAAGCAAAGGATGAAATCAAGGTTCAAATACAAAAGAACTTTGAAAATAATACCTTGGGAGCGAGGATGATTACGACTTTAATTCATCAGTATTTTATTAAAGGCGGCTTTAAGGACGACGAAGTAAAACACATTACATTTCAAGAAAAATTGAATTTTGAAACTATTTAAATGATGAAAAAAGATTTATCATTACCATTGCTAGGATTTACAATTCTAGCAATTTGCTTACTCCTCAGCCTTGTATCTTGTCGTAGTTATTATGCAGGATATGGTAAAGGACAAGCAAAGCACCGGAAGTGCGGCCAGAGGAATACAAACAGCCGTATTTTTGGGGCAATCCAGACAGATACGCTGTGCATATCAAAGCCGTAAAACAAGAAGGCAATTTGAGTTCTCTCTAACCAGTACATATCCGAATCAGTTTTACTGAATAGATGTGGTAAAAAGAGAGTTACAACAATATCAAAGTGACGCACCTGAAGTGGAGCAATGCGATAAATCCTACAGACTATAAAGTTGAATGTCTGTAGTGGTCACAATGATACCCTGATGAATAAAATCTAATACCAATGGGTTAAATTGGTTTTTTACACAGTAAAATAAATAAACTCGATATTTTTATTTTTTTAAACTTAACAACATGAAAAAAAAAATAATAAAACATGGAAAACAAAAAATTTATTGAAACGGTGCTCATCGAAGGTGGTACATTTTTATTGGGTGGCGAAGTAAATGTTACCGTACCTTCCTTCGAGATCGGAAAGTATCCCGTAACCCAAAAGCAATGGGTTGAAATAATGGGTACTAATCCTTCTCACTTTTCCGGTGATAGCCTTCCGGTTGAAAATGTCAGTTGGGAGGACGTGCAGGCCTTCCTAACAAAACTGAATACCATAGACCCGAATAAAAACTACCGTCTTCCTACCGAAGCAGAATGGGAATATGCAGCTCGTGGCGGTAATCAATCGCAAGGATATGAATACAGCGGCAGCGATTTTCTGAAAGAAGTAGGTTGGTATTATGAAAATTCCAACGACAAAACCCATCCTGTCGGTCAGTTAAAACCCAATGAATTGGGATTGTACGACATGAGTGGAAATGTTTGGGAATGGTGCGAAGATCAAAGCGAAGATCAAAACGGCTCTTTCCGCGTGAATCGCGGCGGCGGCTGGTTCACCTACGCCGAGTTCTGCCGCGCCGCTTATCGCCGCGGCAGCACGCCGGCGCGTCGCTACAATAGCGTCGGCTTCCGCATTTGTCGTTCTCTTGTTAAAACAATGGAAACAGAGTCAATAACACAGGATTTATTAATAGACGTAAAAAGAGGGATTAAGTTCTTTTTTGAAGAACAAAGTTATTCTTCTATTTATGAAGGAATCCGGGTACCTGTACGCGATTTAGGCATATTTGATATAAAACTATTAAGTATAAAGCCTGTAGTAAAAGTTGAAATTCATCTCGACCGTCCCGAGTTATTGGTTGGTTTTGGAGGATTAAGGCTAACAATGTTAGAAAACTTTCTTTCAAATAGACTTGAAGTACCAGTTACTATTGATATCAAAGAGGTTACATTTTGGCCTTAAAAATCCAAAAAACGGAATCGAAGTAATCATCTGGTCACTACCTGAGTAATCAGGATAAATTAACGAATCCGAAATCCCTATGGGAAGATGGACTTCCAGTAGATTCCCACAGCATTGTTTACACCTTTAACAAGGTTTGGATGCTGTTTATGATCCTGTAATTTAATGGATAAAATGCAAATCTTCTAAATTTGTAATGCAGGTTCGATTCCTGTCAGGATCACAATTAATAAAACTGCCCGGGTGGTGAAATGGTAAACACGTCGATTTTAAGCATCGATCCGTAAGGTTGCAGGTTCGAGTCCTGTTCCGGGTACATTCATTTACAATGCGGTATTTTATACCGTACTTTTTTTCATTAAAACTTTTATATAAAATGCGTACACTTATTATTGTTATTATCACCGCTTCCATTCTGTTGGGCGGTTACTGTTACGAAATCCAACGAGTTGCAAAGTTGGAAGAACGTGCTAAGCTCGAATTGGAGTATGACTGCTGGAAAAACACAGCACAAATTCTCCACGACTCACTCCTTGCTACTACAGGCAGGGATGTGCCTGTACCTGTACTTATTTACTTTAAGGTAAAAACCCTTGAAGAAATACCTGATTCAATTTTAACAAATGAATCTTGTGCCCCTTGCTGGATACTTCATTCTGAAATAAACACAGACGATGAAAAAAATCGTCTTTTGGACATCAATGAACTTTATTTTAACGATTATGAACTTGCCGCAGAAGTTCGAGCAAAACGCTCGGTTCAGTCTGCTAACGTACGTTAGCAAAAGCAGTGTGTCAACGATAGCGTTTCATTCCGGAACACTATTGTTGATTGTAGTACTTTCTGGGATTATAGTTGGGCTTTGCTTAAAACCTAAGCAAGTTATAATTAGAGATACTCAGAAAATAATAGTACAAAAAGAAATCAAAACAACAGACACAGTATATGCCATGAAAGTAATTCCGGTAAATAAAAGTTGGTTTAGTCCAACTCCGGAAAAAAAACAAAAAATAGAAAACAAAACATCTGGATATACTAAGTATGAAAAAATTATGTGGGCATTGAAAACAGAAGAATCTTTTAGAAGTAAGGCCTATCCCGATGGGCCTTATTACTCTATTGGATTTGGATTCAACATGAACCCACATAATAAAAGAATGTTACAGCAACAAGAAAAAACACATTTGATTAAAGGTTGGGGTAAAGGTGCAACGACTACTTGGGAAAACTCTATTGTCTTAACCCAAATTTTTATTGATCACAACATTACCCCTAACTTAAAAAATCAGAAATTAACGCACGATCAGTATGTTGCTAAAGCTCTTAAGTTTTACAATAGCGGGTCTTTTTCTTTAGGATCTTGTTGCAACGGAAAAAAAGGTTGTGGTAATAGAAACAAAAACATTAGAACCCACCACAACAAACGAAGAAATTTTGAGTCTCGTTTGTACAAGGGAAGGATAAATGATGCAACCTGGGACAAAATTAGAAAAAAAGCGATTAGCATCGAAATGAATCATCGCTGATTCATAGCGCCCGTGGTGTAATTGGTAGTCACGAGGGAAAATCCCTTGATCTGAAAAGGTCGTGCAGGTTCGAGTCCTGTCGGGCGCACTAAATTAAAACTTTTATATTATGATGAATGAAGTAAACTTAACAATCCTAATACTATTTTCTCTTATTTTCATTTATAAAACAAGAAAGTATGAAAAAGAATGATCTTCTACACCTTCGAGATAATCTGGAAACAGAAATCTCGAAAATTAAAAATTTCAACTTTAAAAGATCTTATCAAGTAACAGATATGGTATATCTACAACCTGCCAGTGTCCATAAAATTGTGGATGGTAGGTTTGTAGGTAACTCAGTCTGGGAAGATCAAACGATGGACGTAATAACTTTAGCGCCATCGGAAATAGATCTTGATAGTCTGATCTTTTTATATTCAGAAACACTTTAAAAAATATTTTGCTGATTAAATAAATAAAAACCTTTATGTCTTTCTTATCTAATAACTTAAAATCCCTAGCAGAAATCCGCAGAGATCTAACGGATTTAGCGTGGGAAACAACTGGAGAAATATGTCCAAAAACTCTTATGGGTGCATGTGCTATATCAGCAAAAATGGTTTATAAATTTTTAAAATCTAATAATATAGATTGTAAAATTATTCATAATGATGGTCATTTTTGGTGTAGAAGCATGGGTTATACAATAGACTTGACAATTTCACAATTTGAAAGTTCTATTCCCGGGGTTTATATAGAATCTGAAGAACTTGAAAATAAGTTTGACTTTTATAATAATGCTATTGTCTTAGAAGGAGACTTGACTCAAGAGTATTTGGAATCAATCCGTTGGCCAGAGTATCAATCTCCTTTTACTTATTATAACGAAGAGTAAACAATGAATAAAATCAAATACCCTTGGAAAAAAGCACCAGATGAAGCAAATTTTGCAGCAACTAATAGTGACGGAATTGCTTTCTGGTTTGAAAAAAAACCTTCATTAGAACCTTTAAGATGGGCTCATATGTACAATGATAAATTAGCATATGTACCACATAGTCCTAAAATAAAGGGTAAAATGACAACCAAAAATTGGGAAGATTCATTACAAAAGCGTCCTGAATAATGGAAAAACAAGAAATAAATTACCCGTGGCACAAAGCGCCCGATTGGGCGCAATGGGCCGCTATTGATCAAAATGGTGAAGCTTATTGGCTTGGAAAAAAGCCGTATTTAGGGATTAGAACATGGCAATGCAGTAACTATTCTCAATATTTTGATTGCGCTATTCCCAAAGACTTTAATTGGAAAAAATCACTACAAAAAAGACCCGATGGAAGTCTTAATCAAACCCCAGAAGTGGGTTAAATGGATAGCAATAGACGGGGACGGCGAAATATTTGGTTTTGAAGAAAAACCGTATGCCGTCCCCAGTCTAAAAAGCTGGTGGGGGTTTAAACGAAGAATGTTTCTGGGAGTCGATAGAACTACTGACTGGAAAGAACATTGGGAAACCTCTTTAAAAGAATATCAAATTTACTTAACTAAACTCTACTATGAAAGGAGTATGGATTGAATCTCTCACAATGCAAGAGATTAAAAAAAAGTATCCTGATCTTAATGCTCAAGAATACCAATGTCAGATGCACCATCTAAAAATTAAAAAGATCGGCAGTCCTGTAGAAATTGAGGAAACAAAACAACACCAAAAAAAATGGTTTTACAAAGTGAAAGGTAAATGGTTTGATGAAACGCAAGTTTGTCCAGTCATTGATCCGGTCATAGAACTCTTAAACCAAATGCCTGAAAAGTTCAAAACGGTAGAATTTGTAAAAGCGGCTGAAGTGCAATACAAGATGAAGCTAAATACGGTAGTATTACACCTTCAGCAGGCGAGAAAAAACAAACTAATCACAAACTATAAGTTTACATGGCAAAAATTATCTTAAGTCTTTTTTTATTAATCCCGTGGACTTTACAGTCTCAGAAAATTTTCTTTGCTGATAAAAATCAAACAATAGAGTTTGAGTTAGATAGCATCAATATGATTTCACACTTCAACTACAATACAAGTAGGTTAGACACCATTCTTTCGTACTATGGTAATCCTAAAATGGATATTGTATGCGATGAAAAAGTAGAGAAATTTCTCTTTGCTTGTTATACAATCGATTTAAACGTCGAAGATGACTGGAGAGAACTCTTTTACTATTGCGGAATTGATTGGCAAAAACATCGTCGGTTTATTCCCAGTATTTTACTTCGAATAAATCCACGCTTAAGTGAATCAGACATTTTAAATATCTATCGGTAAATGTACATTGGAAAAAACTTAAAAATTGCAATTATAGTAATTGCAGGAATTTGTTTCCTTGACTACCTTTTAAACAGTGAGTTTTTCAGTATTTTAGAATACATAAAAACTTTCTCGTTTATCTCTCTTATTTTTTTATCGGGGTATCTTACTCCAAAACGTTAACATGGACTGGGACTTATTTGAATTATTTAAAAAAAAAAATTTTGTACAAACAAATGAAGGATTTATTTTCCGAATAGAAGACAACATTGGGGAGACGTACAGTCTCTCGAAAGGCAGATTTACAATAGAAAAAAATAAATTAGAATGGGTGCCGGGGTCACACGACCCTGTTATCCTCTCTAAGAAAAACATTCAGAAATTTTTAACAGATAAAGAAGCAGAAGAATTGCTTCAGAAAAAGACTCGGTAATTTCTTTTATTTCTTAATTTCTTAATTTTGTTTTTTTATGCAAATGCATTCTTTTCTAAAAGTAACTGCTATTTCTAACCGTACGGCCTCCAATGGTCGTAAGTACCAAACAGTAAGTTTTAGCCCAATCAAATATTTTGGGGATCAACAAATAATTTCCCAAGAAGTAAGAACCCGTAATATCTGGGACAAGGCTACCCTTGAAAACGGAGACATTATCAAGGCAGATGGATTCTTTAACAAGTTGAATGTAGGTCAACTGGTCGAAGGAGAAATCATGTCTTTTAACACAACTCCGTACACCATTGGAGATAATGAAGTAAACACCTGGACAGGTGTAATCTTCAAAGGCGAAAATGGACTAAAAGTTGCTAACCAGCAGCTGAAGAGCAAGAACGCTCATGTGGTAGAAAACAACACTGTAAATCAACTTACCAGTGTGTTTACCCAAGCGGCTGTTCAAACTCCTGCTGTAGCCATCAGCATTCCGGTAGACGATATTCCGTTCTAATTTTAATTACACCTACCCTGTCTGTAGCAATACAGACAGGGTACTTTTTACTTGTACAATTTTTTACTTATGGAAGCACTACCAGACTTTCTTATTGAGCTCATTAATGAGCAACAATACATTAAAAATAAAATAGTTAAACTCAAGGCTTTTATTGCCTCACCCGAATTTGAAGAAATCCCATATACTACAAGGGATCTCTTGAACATTCAGTTGGAAGCAATGAATAAATACAATGAAGCCCTGTTAGGGCGATTAGAACAAATAAATATCGAAATCTAACTTTTTTTCATTACATTAAATACTTTTTAAATGCAACACGAACAAATTTATGTACTCGCTTCTCTTCTTCTGGGCCAAAAGAAAGGCTACGAAGATCTTGTAACCTTTGTTACCGACGAAGATACATTCAGTTCTACGCTGGATGAACTTCACAATGCAGGTTACATTAACGGATGCAACCTTCTTCCTAAGGGATACAATGCCATTCAAACCAGCCCGGGCAATCTCTCAACTAAACAGATGGGGATCCGAATTAACGTTTATCTTAACTATCTGGCCAACAAAGGAGACTTTACAAGCTTTCTTTGCTTGTCTGAAGATCTTCAGCGTAAGATCGCGGAAGTTCTTATACACAATCTGGCACGACTGGAAGATCAGAATCGGTATTCTTTGCTGGAAGAGTTTCACGAAACTGCTCCGGTAGAAGAAATCCCAACTGTAGAAGCGCCGGTCGAAATGATCGATCTTCGCAAGAAATCTAAAAAGAACGCTTAGTTAAATAAGGGGTAGCGAAGTAATTTCGTTACCCCTACTTTTTTCACTATGCACGAAATATTTCATATCTTTGGCCTTTGTGGCGAACCACATATAAACTTCATAAATTTAATAGATTATGACACCTTTGCTAGATGTATATACAGTTACTTGGAACGAACAAATATTTTTACACGATTTTATAAAGTTCTACAAAAACAGATGTGAATGTAATATTATAATTTTAGATAATGATTCAACAGATCAAACTGTAGAAATTGCAAAAGACTATGGCTGTGAAGTAAGATCTTTTTCGACAAATAATCAAATGGATGAACATACATTAATTAAAATAAGAAATACTTGTTGGTTAGATTCCACAGCAAAATTTCGGATTGTATGTGATTCTGATGAATTTGTAGATGTAAATCAAAGTATGTTAGAAAATGCAATTAAAGAAGAGTGGGACTATTGTATTTGTGAAGGATACGAAATGTTTGGATTTGGAGAAAAATGGGAAGCTCTAGTAAGAGGGATTAGAAGTGTTGGATATTGCAAACCAGTGTTATTTAAAGATACTATTCACGGGATGAATTTTGCTCCGGGAAGTCATTCAGCAAATCCTACTACTTTAAGGAGAGAAAATCCTTTATTTGTTATAAATTATCCTAAATTATATCATACTAAATGGAGAGACTATACTTACGGACTTAATAGGCAAAGAATTTTAGCACAAAGAGTATCTTCTAATTCTAAAAATAACGGCTGGAATTTTCATTACGGCTTAGATGAATCTATACATAAAGAGTACTTTATGAATGGTTTAAAAAACTCTAAAGTAATCAGATAATGATATATCACGAGTTATTTGGGCAGCATTTAAGATTAGGTAATTTTGCTTTTAAAATAGCTTGGAGTGTAAGGATGAAGCATATACATAATCTGGATACAGTTTACCCCGATTATTACTTGTGGAAGTATTTAGAAACTTCCCCTTTGATTTATAACAGGACACAAGGGGAAATTTTACGACCTATAAACTGGGAGTGGTCTTTACAAGAACAGGTGTTACTTGAACAAAGTGTATTAAGTAGAGAACATAGTATTGTAGCATTGAACTACTTTCTACAATCTCAGAATTGGTTTGATTCGTCGAAGAAACAAGTAAAGGAATTCTTTACTTTTAAAGAAGAGTATGTAGATCAAGTAAAACAAAAGTATTCGTATATTTTTGATAAAGAGAGGCCTATAGCAATAGGACTTCGATTAGGGGATTTTATCGGTCATGGAGACTTTTATCAAATTCCTTATAACTGGTATACTAAAACTCTTGAGGAAAATTTCCCTTATTGGAAAGAACGTCCAGTAGTTGTTTTTTCTGACGATATAGATAAGGCAAAAACTATATTTGCAGAATATCCTTTCTACTATCCGGATCCTAATAATACGCACACTCACTCTGAAAATTTCAAACATTACCATTCAGAGAAGGCTGCTGAGCAATTTGTATTAGGTACTTTAATAGATGATTGGATTATAGGAAATTCAACATTTAGCTGGTGGCAGGCATGGTTAGGAAATTATAACTCAGTAGAAGGCCAAGTTTTTCATTCTGGGAAATTATTTTCGCCTACTGGAAATATGAAACATGTAGATATTACTCATTACTATCCATTTAAATGGAATTTAATAGAATAACTTTAAGATTAAAAATCTTACAATACCTATAATTTAGTTAGATGAAAAAGAGACCATTAATTAAACCTGTTACAACCGTTGATAACTTTTATCACGATACACCGCGTATAGTGATTCATTCGCATATTAACTCTAAAGGTAAAATGCATCTTTCTAAAGAAGAAGCAGTGTTACTAATTGCAGATTTGTGGGAATTTGTAAATAGTCAAAAATGAAAATATTAGCAGTTTATACAGGAGAGGGTAGTAAGTATCATAGGGTAAAACTACCCCTCTCTTTTTTTAAAGATCACGAAGTCATCTTTACTGATGGACTTGATGAGTTTCTACTAACAGATATAGACATTCTTTGGATTCACTGGAATTCTAAAGTACAGCCTGTCTACTTGTCTTTGTTTAGAGACAAATACAAGTTCAAAATCATCTTAGATATAGACGACAGTTGGAATGTACCTAATAATCACGTCAGTCCAAATGTACAACTAAGCGCCTTGTTTAGTAAAGCCTATGCTGCTGTTGCAGATTGGATAATAGTCTCTAACCCGAAACTAATCCCTGAAGTATCAAAAATCAATCTTAACATATCAGTTGTACCTAATCATATACCTTATGGATATGATCAGTTTAAACTGGTTACTGAATCCAAAGAAGACTTTATGAACAGAAGAATCAAAGTGGGATTCTTTGGAGGCCACAATCACTACAATGATTGGATGGAGATACAAGGTCAGATAAATACCTTAGTCAAGAATCCTCTGTTCAAAGAGCAAGCCGACTTTTACCTATGTGGATATTCTTCAACTAATGCGTGGTGGAATAAGTTAAAAGACAAGTTTCCTTATGCCAAACTTATACAAGGTAGTAAAGTCGAAGACTATATGCCTGTATACGATTTAGACATTAGTTTGTGTCCACTGGAAGACAATCACTTTAACAGGTGTAAATCAGATTTGAAAATTCTGGAAGCTGCTGCACGTAAATCTATATGCGTAGTAGATCCTATCTATAAAGAGTTGAGTATTCATGCCGATTCTCATTTTGTTGTAAAAAATGAAAAAGACTGGCATAGAATTCCACTTGATCTTATATCAGACAAGGAAAGACTCTACAATCTAAAAGAAAACTCCAGCAAACTATTGCTGCAAACAGAACATATAAACTCCAACTACTCATCGAATCCTTATATAGAGATGGCAGTAAAACCTAGGATGAGATTGATGAGTCAAGACCCATACAGGTTTAGTGACTATTCAATCTGGTCTGTAAGTTACAAATCAGAGCAGATTTGCGAGTATACTCCATACTTGAATCAGATTAAAACAGTAGAAGAAAAATCTTACTTATTCGAGTATAATCCTATTCTTAAACTTATACCTAATGCAACAGGTAAGTACGTAGGGTGCTTCAGTTGGAAGTTTAATCAAAAGACAGGAATTACCAAGTATGAACTTGAAAGAGTACTAGAGCAGACAGACACTGATGTAATATCTTTCTGCTTTAAGATTCCTAAATACCTTCAAGTTTCAGAGTTGCATCACCCCGGATTCAAAGAACGATTTACTCTGTTATGTAAAGAACTTGGGTTGCCCTGTAAAGAACCTCAGGTTACAGTATATTCAAACTTCTTTGTGGCTAAGCCAGAAGTATACAGGGAATATTTATCGTTGCTTACAGAGGCAATCAGGCTGCTTGAGTACGAAAAGTATAAAGCTTTTGCAGACGCTAACTATAGATCAGGCCTAGATTCTGAAACTTTGTATGAACATACAGGTCTTAAGCATTATACATGGCATACTTTTCTACTAGAAAGGTTAATGTCTGTATGGATAGAGAATAAGAAATTAAAAGTAAAAGTATATACCAATGACTTACTTCGTAGGAAAACACAATTATGATGAGTTCGAGTCTTGTACATTAGAAATGTGTATGGACTATCTAAAGACTCAGTCAGTAATTGGTATTGACATTGAAACCTCTCGAAAGTATCCGAAAGGTAAATATGATGAGCGTATTTACCAGCCGGGTCTTGATCCTCATTTATCAAGGATTATAATGATTCAGGTAGGTACGTTAGAAAAACGATTTGTAATTGATGCACGATACATAGATTGTAGTTCCCTCAAGGAAATCTTAGAAGATAAGAACATCCTAAAGATAGGGCACAATTTGGTGTTTGAAGGAAAGTTTTTCTTACTTCATCTTAACTCAAGAATAGTTAATGTGTGGGACTGTATGATAGTAGAAAAACTATTGTACAATGGTCTACAACAATCTAACTCTCTTAAGTCTTTGATGAACAGGTATTTAGGAATTAAAAGTCAGACAGAAGAAACTTTGTTTGAAAATTCCAGCAAAGAGATAGAAGCAATAGTTAAAGATTTGGAAGAATCTTACTTGCTTAGTGGTAAGCCTTACAACGAAGACGACTTGTACGACCAAGCAATAGTAATCTTGGAAGATAAAGAAACTGTTGATAAGTCTATTCGTATGGGTTTTGTTAATATGAAAGATGAGCCATTTACGTTAGATCAAATACTTTATGGTGAATTAGATATTACTGCACCTCTAAGAATCTATGAACTTCAAAAGAAAGGCAGGCTAGTCTATAATGATGTATGGAACTACGAAGCACAGGAAAACCTAAAACAATCTCACGTCTTTAATCCTGAGATAGGTATTAAACTGGAAAATAAGTTTACTCAGGTTATCGCTGAAGTTTCTTTAAGAGGTCTTAAAATAGACACAAATAAGTGGGCTGCATTATACGAATCTAATTATTTAGAGTGGACTAATCAAAGAGAGTTTCTAAACAATTACGTTGTAGAAAATCATCCTGACCATACTGCTTCAATAGATTTGTTTAATGATAAACCTACTTGTGCAGTCGATTGGAATTCTCCGTTGGAAGTAACTAAGTTCTTTCAAAAATTAGGACTTGCAGTACAAGAAATGTCTAAGACTACTCGAAAGATCAGTTGGACAGTAGGTGCTAAAAGTCTGATCAGAAGTCTCCCTAATAACTATAAAGAAAAATTCTTTAAATACGAGTTTCCTGAAAGTATAGAAAATGGAAAAGACTTGGTGTTAGCCTATCTATTGTACAAGAAAACAGGACAGTTATGTACAGCATTTGGACATCAGTGGTTGAGATATGTGCATCCTATTACAGGACGAGTACATTCTAACTTTCAACAAATCTTGAACACTACAAGGATGAGTTCTACTCGTCCAAATGTACAGCAGATCCCCGGTTCTGAAGAATATAGAAAATGCTTTACTTGTGACCAAGGATTTAAAAACATTAACACCGATTATGCTTCACAAGAAGTTAGGGTGTTAGCAGAAGTTTCTGAAGTAGAATCGTTACGAGATTTCTTTATTGCAGAGCATCCTATCTTCAAACAGGATTTTCATAGCTTTACAGCTACTCAAATGTTTAGAGTAGTCTATAGTAAACCTGATCTTATTATTAACAAGAAAGATCATGCTGATGAAAGAAGTACCGCTAAAGCTTTAACATTTAGTCTTTCATACGGTGCAAGTCACAAGAGTGTAGCAAGAGACATGGGAATCACTGAAGATGAAGGAGAGAAGTTTGTAAATGGTTACTTTGACGGTTTCCAAGGGCTACGAGAAAACTTCGAGAAGGTTAAAAAACAGGCTTTACAAAGAGGCTGGATTGAAATAGACTCTTATACTAAAAGAAGATATTTCTTCCCTCACTTTGAAAAGATGAAAGATCTTCAGAAACAAGCTATGTCTTACTACCCAGAAAACTATCGTCAAATGACTAGTGAAGAAAAAGCACTTTTCAAAGACGAGCTTTATCTGGAATTTCCTGAAGTAAAAGAGTATTGGAAAGAATGGTCTATACTTAAAGGTAAGTTAGAAAGAGCAGCCCTAAACTTTAGAATCCAAGGAAATTCTGCAGGAATGATAAAACTTGCTGCTATTCTAATCTACAACTATAGGTGGGACAACAATATTCAAGACGAGTTCTACACTGATAACATTGTTCACGATGAATTAAATCACAAGTCAATCGAAGAAAAAGCAGAAGACTATGCTAAGATCATTGAAACATTAATGATTCAAGCAGGTAAGTATTTCTGTCCTAATGTTCCTATGGGAGCAGAGTCTAAGATTGGCGATTACTGGTATCACTAATGATTATATTAATTATTACATTGTTTATTCTGGCTTTAATTCAAGGTAGCTGGAGTAGAGATTAAATTACTTATAAAACTTAAAACATGGTAGAACAACGCTAAGTTCCAACTTGTCATGTTTATTATTTTTTTCAGATTAAAAATTCTTTAACATTTTTTAAATTATTTATTATGCGTAACGAACTCAATCTTCTTAAAAAGTATGTAGGTGCTAAATTTGGATATGGAGAGCCTATACCAGATGGTACTTATGCTGTTCCTGCTCAAGAAAGTGCTTTTTTAAAAGTACAAATTCAAGATCAAAAACCTGTAGGAAATGATAATTTCACGTTGTACTGGGATGAAAATCTTACTATTAAACAAGAAGGTAGTATTAAACCAAATAACTTGACAGAAAGTAAGTTTTCAGAATTGTTCCGTGAAATTACTAATCTATAACTTTCGGACTTAAATGAAGCATCTTTACGAAAAAGAAAAAGTAACCAGAGAAGAACTAGCCTACGAAGTAGGTAAATTAGCAGACCAATATCAGCACTTTCTCTTTGACGTAGTTATGCGTACAGGAAAGTCTATGTTGTTTACTGAACTTTGTAAAAAGTGGGAAGGTAAAATACTAATCTTAAGTGCTGCAGACTCCACTAATAAACAGTGGAGAGAAAACCTTGAAAAGTATAATCCTGAACTACTGGAAAGAGTAGACATTTATTGTTACCACTCTCTTCACAAGTTAGACCGAAATCTCTATTCTATCATTGGTTTAGATGAATACGAACTTAGTCGTTCCGATAAAAGGTCGAGTCAAATCTTTGAGTTTACCCCTAATCACTGGGTAGCTATGTCTGGTACTCTATCTTTTGAAGATCGACAAGAATTTAGACTACTTACTAACAACAAGTTCTACAATGTCAAAGTAGATCTTACTCAAGCAGTAAAGTGGGGTATTCTTCCGCAACCTAAGGTATATGCGGTCAGACTTGAAATGAATAATACTAAAAGATACTTGTTATACCATAAAGGTAAAGACAAAAGTAAAAAAAACGAGATTGTCACCTTTGATAGTCGCTGGGAATCTATAAAAAACACTGAAGTAAATACACTGATACAATGTACTGAACAGGAATACAATGAGTTGCTAGAACAAGACTATGGCTTTTTTAAAGGTCTGTTCGATAGGAATCCTACACAAGCTTTTAAGCTGAAATGGCTAAAGAAAGGTAACGAACGCAAACAGTTTTATGGAAGTCTGAAACCTCAGCACTTTAAGAAACTGTACAGTCAACTTCCTAAAGATTCTCGATGCTTAATCTTTTGTGTAGATACTAAGCAAGCAGACTTTATTAATAAGGAATTTGCTGTACATTCTAATCGTCCTGGAAGTTTAGACTTAGTAGAAGAGTTTAATTCTAAGAGAATTAATGTTATTGCTACAGTAAAAATGCTTGATAGGGGTGTAGATTTCTTTGACGTAGATTATGTAATTATTATCCAGCAGTCGGGAAAGCAAAATTCTCCACTTCAACAAATGGGTAGATCTTTACTAAGTGTAGCGCCTAAGATTATCACTTTCTATTATCCGGGAACACAAGACGAAAAGTACGTACAAGGATTTTTGAGTAACTTTGAAGACTCATGGGTTATTCATAAAAAGCTTTAAATAAAAAATGGCCAGACCTACATTAGAACAGCAACAGATTCGATACAACAAGATTCAAGAAAATCCTCAATTAGTAGAATTTAAACTGAAGTTGTGTCGAAGATTACACATTGCAATATTAAAAGCTAGAGAAAAGCCTGAACAAGAACGCTACCAATACCTTGAAGACTTCATTAATTCTACAATCGAAAAAATGTACTGATGATTAATCCAAACTTTATTAAAAAACTTCAAGAGTTTTGTACTGATGATCACGAAGTAGCAAAAGGGTTGCACTTCGGGTTTTTGTATACATTTAAAGATCAAGTGCCGTATCTTGAAGAGTATTTCTTAGAAGGATCAAAAAGTGTTTTTCCTTACGAAGATTACCAAATTTATGCAATTAACCTCCTTAAAAAGGACGTAGAAACAGGAGCTACTTATCTTACCATTCCTTTGTTTGCCAGTAAGGAATCAGGGGAATTTGAAGACTTTCTTCGTGTTTTGTCCAGATTACATATTAACTCAAAAGGACATTTTAACAACCAGTTGGGTTATGCAATATTTGGAGATACAGACAAAGACGAATTCTATGTTTTAAAGTCTAAACTAGAAGGTGATTTTGACATAAATAAGTTAGCTAAAGTAGTAAGTAAATATTATGAAACTACTAACTTTGCTCTAAAACTAAGCAATTACTTGAAAAATTCATGTATATTCGACTACAATGGGGCAACTGACTGAGCATATTCTAAAGAATCATACAGACTTTATTGAAGGGAAGATTAACTATCTTCCCTTTAATAGTCTTGGACAATTCACTGAGTGGCTTCCGGGAATTATGAGAGGCGATGTAACCTGTATTACAGGTACTCCAGCCAGTTCTAAGACAAGTCTGTCTAAGTTTCTTTTAGAACACTCAGCTATTCCCTGGGCAATAAAACAAAAAAAGAACATTAAGATATTAAGATTTGGGTTGGAAGAATCTAAAGATCAATATCTTTACAGTCTATTAAGTTACAGAGCATGGAAAGATCACGGTCTTCAGTATAACATTAAAGACTTTCTTTCTATAGGCAGATCGATAGATAGACAAGACATTCCTAAGCTTGAAATTTCTGAAAAGAAAGTAGACTTAATGATGAACTATATCGATTATATAGATCATATCTATTCGAGTATAGGAATCTGGCAGTATGTGAGAAAGTTTGCTTTTAACAGAGGTAAATTTTATCGAGGAACTACTTTATTGACTGCAGAAATAGACCTGAAAGAAGGCTGGACAAGTTATGTTCCTGATGATCCTGATGAGTTTATAGTTGTCGTAGTAGATAATCTTTCATTCATTTCCCCTGTAGGAGACGAAGGAACAGGAGATAAAGGAACATGGATGGCAATATGGAACACTGTAGAATACTTAAGAAAGTTTGCAGCTAACAAGCTTAACTATTCGATAGTCTTTTTACAGCACCAGGATTCTACGTCAGAAAATCAGGAAAGTCGAAAGAATCAGACTATTCTTCCAACAGAAAACGGGCTTGGTAAAAACAAAGAAGTGGGTAGGTCTTATCTTAATCTAATAGGTGTAGCAAATCCGAACAAGATTAACTCTTCTGGTGCTGAACCAGTAATCAGAATTTGGGACAACCACGATTTAACTAAGTTTAAAAACTATTTAAGAACTATTAATATTCTAAAATCTCGCTTTGGCGAATCTAACGTACACCATTCTGTTTTATTTACTGGAAGAACAGGGTGGTTTAACCCTTTGCCTTCAGTAACAACAGATGATTATTCTAAAGTTTTAACAAGTTTAAACAATTACAAGTAATGGCAAATCTAATTGGTATTGTTGCACCTTCCGGATGCGGTAAAACAACGTCTTTATTTCCTTCTAAGGAACTTGGCATTAAAGGACTTGATCCTAAAGAGACCTTGTACATAAATGTAGCAGGAAAACCTCTTCCAATGAGAGGGGCAACTAAACATTACAATCCGGAACTACCTCCGTCAAAAGGCGGCAACTATCTGGAAACTTCTAACATCGACGTAATCAAACAAGTATTGACATACGCAGATAAAGAAGAACGATTTAAAAACATAGTCATCGATGATGCGGGTTATCTGATGGGTTTTTCAGTAATGGAAAAAGCACGTGAGAAAGGGTAAACATTCATGCCCTTTTAAAATCTCTCTAATTGCTGGAAACCCCTTAGAGTCTACTAAACTACAACATAACTTGAAAAGGTAAATGTGAATGTTTGAAAATTAGTAGAATTGGGCAATCAGCAGCCAAGTACCTAAGTGCAAATAAGGTAAAGGTTCAACGACTATCGAAAACTGTAAAGCTAGTAGAGTAGGATTTATTAATCCGAAACGGGAGAATTATTTATTTTGTAGTATATTTGCAATATTGTTCCACTAAAATACAACAATATGGCAAAAATCAAAAAGTATCCAACAAGAATTAATGGTAAAATTACAAAAGAATATCGTGCTTGGAAAGCAATGAAAGCAAGATGTTATTCTTTATGTAATAAAACAAGCCATAATAAAAATTATCATTTGAATAATATCGCGGTGTGTGAATCATGGATTAATTCATTTGATAACTTTCTTGATGATATGGGGTATGCCCCCTCAGAACAACATTCTTTAGATAGAATAGATAATAGTAAGGGTTATTGTAAGGAAAATTGTCGGTGGACGACAACTGATATTCAAGCAAAGAACAGAGGTTCTTTTAATATTGTCATTACACATAATGATAAAACAATGGTATTAAAAGATTGGGCAAGAGAAATAAATATTGAATATACAACTTTACGAAAAAGACTTTTAAATGGCTTAACATTTGAAGATGCAATTTCTAAAGATCCTTACAATAGACAAGTTTGGTATAATGGAAAAGCCCAAACTATAAAAAAGTGGGCTGAAGAATTAAATATACCTAAAGAAGTACTTTATGATAGGAAACATAAAGGTTGGAGTGTCGAAAGAATGTTTACTACAAAACTAAATAATAAGATATAGTCTATTCTTTATCGAAAGATAAAGTACAAAATGATGAAAAGTGGACTGAGTTGGCTGCAAGTATGTTTTCTATTATTAATGCTGCTCGTAGTATGCGGCGAGATTTAAATCTCATTTTTATTTTTCACCAAGAAGTAGGTGAAGATGGAACTATGAAGATTAAAACGTCAGGAAAATTGATTGACAATACGATTTATATCGACGGACTATTTACTTTTATTCTATATGCAGAAGTAGTCAAGGACTTCACTACAGAAAAAGTAAAGTATGCTTTCCGCACTCGTCCAGATGGTAAGTCAACTTGTAAATCACCAGCTGGTTGCTTTGAAACTGATCTTATCCCCAATGATATGGGTTTTGTAATTGATAAAATTAAAGAATACTATGAAGGATAACTGGGGCTATGAAATTGAAGATAGCATTACAGAAATCTGGAGAGACAGAATAAATCACGAAACTGGAGAATATATAAAAGATAAAGAAATGTGGTCTCCCAGAGAATACGATGAATGGCAATCTTATCAACACGATTTAGGGAAATCTTTACAAGACGAATTTCTCTATCTCGATTAAAACAGTAACACACAATCTTGACTTTTAAATTATTATAACACATGAATGCAACAGAAATGTACGGCGGAACAGGAGGTAAATCTTTCTCCTTTGCGCCGGGTTTAAACAAAAACGTTTACGTTAAAGACTGGGCACTTGAAGATTCAGAAGCAGGTGTAAGTCTAAAAATCAATTTTACACAAAGTGTCGATGGCGTACCAAAAGATCAGTGGTCTGTAATTACTCAGACTCTATACTTTCCAAAAGGACAGATTACAGAAGGTCGTCTTAAGGTATTTTTTGGATCACTGGGCTCTTTTGTAGAACAGTTTGTAACGAAAGAACAAGCTATGGAGCGATACAAAGCAGTCATTCAAAAAAGCAATATCACTTCGTTTGACTTAGAAAATGATGCCACTCGAAACAATCAGCTGAAATCTATTGTACGTGCATGGTTTGATCTTATTCAATCTCAGTTTAGCCGTGTAGGAACTTTGGTATGTGGTTACACCGCACCAAAAGAAAAAGACGGAGAATTGAAACAATATCTTACCGTTGCGCGTTATGGTCAGGATAACTGGTGGAAATGTCCTTTCCGTACAGGAGCAGATGAAACTCTTCCTACTGAAAAAGTAGAGTTCTCTAATCCTAACGATGCAAAGTACAACTACTGGTCGTATACTAAAACCACTACAAAGAAAGCGACTTCCTCGACAGCATCTTCAGATACTGTCCCAGAAAATTGGTAGATTTTTCATGAGTTGAATACCCTCCCCGGTGGTGCAAAAGAGCACTGCCGGGGGTTTTTAATTATGTATCCATACTATACTCATAAGGAATTACTCGAAAAGATTGACCAGCAACAAGTGTGGTATACCATGCTTGGAGTTATTCAGCTGGGTCAACACATTCTAAATCCTTTAAGACCAGATACAAATCCAGGATCTTGTTATCTACAAGAGTATAAAGGAAAAATTATATTAATAGACTGGGCATCTAAAGAACATTCAGGATTAGATTGTATTTCAGCATATATGAAAATGTATCCTGACAAATCGTGGGACATTGTATGCAGTGATTTACTAACCTGTAAGGTGTCTGCTCCTAGTCCATATGTATATCCTGGAATAAAAAAGAAGTCTAAGGTAATGTACTTTGAGCCTATTACTTGTGATTGGGAACAAAGACATATAGATTATCTTAAGCTTCGTGGAATACGAAGAGAACAAGTGGAAAGGGAATCTACCAGAGTCTGGGCTTGCAAAGGTTATATCTTAGAAAAAGAAGAACGGAAAATAGAGTATCATTTTGATGAGTTAGCATTTGCTTACAGACATGGTGAAAAATACAAAGTCTATTTCCCAAACCGCGAAAAATATAGGTTTATTGGAAATATAACTCAAGACGACATCTGGCATGTTAAACGTGGCTCAGATACGTTACTAATTTTAAAAAGTGCCAAAGATTTGCTTGTTACTGAAAACCTATTAGATTACGATTTAAGTATGATACAAGGTGAAAACTTTGGTCATCCCAGTGATCTTATGGTGTTTAGTTGGGAAACAAGTTATAAACGAATTATCTTGCTGTTTGACGGAGATGAATCAGGACTAAAAGGAATGGAAAGATTCAAATGTAAATTTCTAATTTCAAGTCCTGAAATAAAGTTTATACCTTTGGAACTTAGAGTTAAAGACCCGGATGAAATGTATATTAACTGGGGTAAAAAACGAACTAAAGATTATTTAACTCGATTATGTCAGGAGGATACTTTAACTATGCCCAAAACAATATAACTAACATTATCTGTAAGTTAGAAGAGGCATTAGAACAACAGGGAAAAGAAATACCTAAAGAAGAAAGATGGATGCCTGAAGACTATTATAAAAAGTATCCTGAAGAAAAGCACTATCCTGTATATTCTGAAAAACTACAACAGGAATTTAAAAAAGGACTTTTATGTCTAAAAAAAGCCAAGATATATGCACAACGAATAGACTGGTTTTTGTCTTCTGATGATTCAGAAGAAACTTTTTATCAACGATTACACGAAGAATTAAAACAATTTGACAATGACACTCAATGAGATAGCAACAATTTTTAAAAGGCAGATCAATGAAAGTAACAGTGAAGCTTTAAACTCAGCTTTGTCAGACGGACTGTTTTTCTTTAGAGCTGCAGAAGTTTATAGTAACGCACTTACTGCTCTTACTATGGAACAAGTAACTGAAGAAGCTTTTATTGAAATGATCGATAACGAAATGCTTAAACTATTTAGAGAACGTCTTAACGATGAGCAAACTATCAATTAAATCCAATGAATTTCTAATGATGCTTTTAGATAAGCAGTTAGAGCCTTATGGAGTTACTTGGATGGAATGTGAGGAAATACATAAACTAAGTGGAAAACCTCCTTATCATCAGTATACATTTAAAACTCTAGAAGAATTTGAAGCGTGGAAGAATTTCTGCATAGAACAAATGAGGAACACTAAAGAACGATTGAGTAAAAAAAGAGCAGAAAAAGAATTTCACTGGCTACAAGCTACTTACGGACTAAAAGAAGAATACCGACATGCTTAAGATAGAAGATACTGTTGCTATTGTGATAGTTAATTCTCAGTTGAAAGAGGATTTCTGTTTCTTCTTAGGAGAGCAAAACTGGGTAGAAAAAGACTGGGAAGGTTATGTAAGGGAATTTGAATCTAAAGGAATTATTCTTGTTGATTCAGAAAACTCTGTAGTACAACGGATGCTTGAGAAATCTTATAACCTTGATCGGAAAATCATTTATTACTTTTTAGGATGTAATAATCTGATAAAAGACGTAGATATTTTCAGCCACTACATATTTGACACCAAAACCGACTGGGACATTTTCTTAATTACTCACAATAATCTATACAATGCTAAATTTTCCGACACTAGAAACTTTGCAGGAATACCGTAGTAATACGGGACTGTCTCAATCGTTTCTTAAAAAGGTACTTTCTAATGACACAAGAGAAATCAAGCAAACTGTTCCTATGATTATAGGAAGCCTTTTAGATGCTAAACTTACCAGTCCTAATCTGGTAGATAGTTTGTATCACAAAGGCATTGTAAAACGACCTAGTGATACTATCAAAGGATTTATAGACGAACTGTACATTCAAAAGGTTGAAGAGACTTCTAATTTCAAGTTTAAAGAATTTGAAGAGTATAAAGAGGTTATTATCTCGAAGGCTAGAGAGGCTAACTATCAGCCACGATGGGGAGATGATGCAGTCTGGAACTCCGTAGTTAAAGAAGGACAAGCTTACTGGGACGAATTGATAGAAGCACAAGGAAGAACATTAGTAACTGATGAAGAATGGCAAACTACCGAAATTATTACTTCAATGACAATGTCTAATTCTTTAACAGGACGCTATTTTGTTGATCAAAAAGAAGTAGATATTTACTATCAGTGTCCTTTGTACGGACAAGATGAAGCAGGACAACTACTGAAAGGACTTGCAGATATGATCGTAGTAGAACATGAAACTAAAACGATTTACCTGATAGACATAAAGACTTCAACTGCACGGAACATCCAAGAGTGGATGAACATTTGTCGACAAAAGAGTTATCCGTTTCAAATGTCGTTTTACCACTTTATGTTAAAACGTAGTCTTAAAGACTTTGTAGCAGAAGATTATAAAATCCTTTGTCGCTGGATGGTAATTCCTTATTCAGTTGAATCATTTAAACCTTGGATTATTCCCTGCTCTGCTGAACTTTTACAAGTAGGTAAGTATGGATATTCTGTTGTGAAAGACGTAAACGTATTAGGGAAAGCTATTTCATATGCTACTAACCCTTATAAAGACGGCTGGATGAACGCTTTGAGTGTGTATAGACGTAGTCAGGAATTGGGAATTAAAGACTACGATGTAAAGTGGTATTTGCATAACGGAAAATTGAGTGAGGCGGACACAGAAAGTTTATTTTTTTCATAATGATAACTAATCGAACGTATTACTATTTATATCCTACGATAGAAGCTTTTGGCACTACGTTTCTTCAAGAGTTGAAGGAACTAACTGCTTATGGAAAGAAACCTATTGGGTCTTCCATTCACTCTATTTATATCGTAGATGTTTTATATTACAAAGCAAAGAAAAAATCTCTGGATATATCACAACTGGAAGAATTACTATTTATGGTAATTGATACTAAAGGAGCAAAAAACGACACCTATATTAATGTGAGTGTCGGATATGCAAAGTTCCTTCAGTTCTTAAAATACTGTAGAAAGACTTCCTTTTATGTAAACGACTATTGGGTACAAGATGGTCACTGCTTTGTATTTAAAGTTCCTAAGAAGTTTTCTAATGCCTATAAAAAGTTTCTTAAATCTCAATACTCTCAAATGTATACTCAGGAAGATATAAATCGTCTTGGGTATAAACTTGTAGTAGAAAGAAAAGGAGAGAAAGTTTACAACTTCATTGCTGCTGTTTTATTGAGAGATAAGGAAAGAGGTCTGCAGAAACTAGCTAAAGAAATTCAAGAACGATTTAGCGCAAATGTTCTTCCCGATGAGCCCGATGAATATGATCTTCCATGGCGTAAACAAGATGAATTTTTTCACTTCAAATATTTAAAAGATGATTTACAAGCAATTAGAGACATGGAAATGGAATTTAGAAGAAGCATATAAAGAAGTAGATTTTAGTATTCATGGTAAAGAGTTCAGAGCATTTGTAAAAATAAGTAAAGACAAACGAACTTGGACTATGCTTTATCAGAACGAATCTAATCCGGACGATTGGTTTATACGAAAGGAAATATCAAGCCCGGAGTTATGGCAATATGGTAGACCAGTGCTTCCACAAACTTACAATCACCTGTTAAAAAAGTTGATAGAAAAAACATGAATGTAAAAATCTTAGCAGATACTTACGGTAATCATAACTCAAGGGTAACTACTTTTCTTGTAGAGTATCCAAGATTTATAGAGCCGGAAGTATTAAGACATCGAGCTTTAAGTTTTTCTGCAGCCAGTTCAAGAGCAGTAAATCTTAATAAACACATCGAACGAGTAAAGTCTAACTACTTTATTCCTTGGTTTACTAAAGATGCACGAGGAATGTCTGCTAAAGAATATCTTGACAAAGATCAAGATTCAAAAGCATCTATTCTTTGGAAATCTGCAGTAAAGGAGTCTATTGAAGTATGTGAATCCCTAAGTAAATTGGGAGTACATAAACAACACGCATCACGACTACTTCAGTCGTTTGAGTATCAGGAAATGATTATTACTGGAACTAACTGGGAGTCATTCTTCGAGTTACGATGCCCTAAATATTACATTCCGGGATATGAAAAAGACTATTATCGTAGTTTGGTAGACGTTATACGAATGACTGATAAATATGATCTCAAAGGTTTTGATTCTGAAAAACATAATGCGTCTTCTGCACAACCTGAAATCCAACATTTGGCGGAAAGAATGTGGGATATATATAATCTTAGTGTTCCTAAAACTGGCGGCATTCATCTTCCTTTTGGCTTTAATGAGACTTTATCCTTAGAAGATAACTTAGCCCGCAATGTAGCACAATGTGCCCGTATAAGCTATTTGAGCGACGTAGACGACATTGAAAAAGACAAGGTTCTATACAACAAGTTAAAAGCTGAACATCACTGGTCTCCGTTTGAGCACATTTGTTTTCCTATGAGTTTAAATGAGTGGAGTCTGTTCTCTACTTCAGTCTTTTATAAAGACAAAGAAGGAAAACAAATGGTACGTACAGACAGCGGACTATGTAAGAATTTTAAAGGGTTTATTCCGCTACGATTTATTGAAGAAAATAACTTAGATTTCAACAGATATGGAAATACTTAACCTTATTGTTACTCGACATGGTGAAGTGACAATCATTCATTCTTTTGTAATGGGCCTTCGCCTACTTCTCGTGTTATAAATTATTTAACCTATGTATATAGGTATTTACCAAAAGATTAATTTATGTACATCTCAATTTATAAATCAGACCCTCCTGTTAAGTGGAACTCTTTAGTAGAATTTGCGACTAAAGAGCTAAGTATTTATAGGACAGAAAAAGGAACTTTTAAACAAGATGCTTCTTTCAAAGTATATCTTAATATTAATTGGGAATCTTCAGTATGGGGCGGCTTTATCGGTCAAGACAATGAAGAAGCATTAAAAGGATTTGTCAAGTCCAGAGAGTTTCTTGATCTATGTACTAAACTAGACTACAGTATTTACTCAACACAAAAATTAAACAATGCTGATTAAACTTACCGGAGATAGCAGTTGGGATTTGTTCATTAACTCTATGAACGAAGATCTAACCAATTTAGCCAAGACTATAAACTATGGGTTCGATGATCTTTTCGAGTCTTTAAACATTTGGTAGTTATGTCACAAGAAAAAGATAAAATAAAAGAAGAGGAAATGCCTCCTGATTATTACCCTCCTAAAGATTTAGCAAATATTATCTGGGGAGTTTGTTTTGATTATAAAGATGTTGAAACAAATAACATTCAAGAGAGAGTTAAACTTGCTTGTTTCTTTGTAGAAAAAATCTATAAACTTCACAATCATAACACAACATAAATGCAAACAGTAGAGCAACTAGAATCAATGCTAGCAGAAGCAAAACTTCTGGCTAAAAAACAAGAAGATGAAAAAAAACTAAAACAACTTCAACAGTGGGTAGGTAAATGCTTTTCAAGTCATGTGTTTCAGCGACTACCTAGGCCAGGTAAAAATCTGTATATTCGTAAAATTGAAGACGTAAAAATAGATCCGGATGGAAGAGCTCAATATTACTTTCACCAATTAGAATTCATGAATTGGTATGATGGTAAATTTAAAGTTGAAGTACAACGTTCTTGCTCTAATGAACCCTATCCTACATGGATTGCTTCTTGGAGTCACGAAATTACGCCTGATTTATTTGATGTGATAGCAGATCAAGTTAAAGCTCATGCCGAGACATACTTTGATGTGATCTCTAATTTGTTCAAACAATCTGATTCCATTACCAATGGAGATAGTTGTAATGAAACTGCAAAAACAACCTTGATAGAATCAGCTGGTTATACTTTTTTACCGCTGCCAGATAATGTGTTACAAATACTTAGCTGGAATAACCATCCGTTTATATACGAAGGGAAACTGCTTAATACTCCGGAAAGCATCAGCATAATTAAAATCATTGCTGATAATCTTATAAAAAATGCAAGAGATTGGGGAGGGACAATTCTATCCAGAGATCAGCCTCGATATGAAGCACTAATTTCTTTTTATAACAAATACAAGGACGTATGAATTACACAAAGCTTTTAACTACTGAGAGTGAACTCAGAGCAGTACCTGTTCAGTCAACTCGTACTTACACAGCTATTCCTCACGGTAAAGTAATCGATGATGTTCGTTACTTTACTCTCAAAGCGGGATTTCGTATCTTAGAAGAAACGTATAAACAATGTAACTTTGGAGCTATTGCACAAGGTGAGTATCGAATCCAACATATCGATGATGAAGATATGGGGTTACAAATGATTTGGCAAAACTCTACTAATAAACAAGTTAGTTTTAAGTTTGCTTTAGGGGCTCAAGTCTTCATTTGTGGTAACGGAATGGTCTTTGGAGACCAAGGTGCATTTAAACGAAAGCATAAAGGAATTGCTGATATTTTCACCTATAACAAGATGGAAGAAATCATAGGCAATTCTGGAGAAGCTTTTGAAAATATGATTTCTGTAAAAGAACAACTTAAAGGAATCGAACTGTCTCGTGAGTTGCAGTCTTCTTTCTTAGGTCAACTGTATGCACAAGAAGAAGTTCTTTCTATCAGTCAGGTAAAGATTGTAAAAGATCAAATGGATGAGCCTTCCTTTGATTACGGAACAGGACAAAATAATGCTTGGACTTTTATGCAGCACTGTACTCACTCGTTTAAGGAGATTACTCCACGAGTGTATTTGCCAAAACAGATTGAGCTGACTAATTTCTTTCAAGAGAAAGTTTTGTAACATCTAAGCTAGACTGAAATATTAAAACTAAATAATTTGTTAGAGAGTGAGTTTATCACGGGGGTCTGTATATTACAGATCCCCTATTTTTAACCTTTAGATTATGAGACTAGAACACTTTGATAAGTTTGTAGAATCCCTTAAAGAGATGGTTTCTGAAAAAAACCGACTTTCTGAAAAAACCCGACTCTTCCGCTCTTGGGTAGGAGACTACTCCTCAGATATACTTAACTTTATAAATCAACATGAAGAAGTAGAAAAAGCTTTTCAACAAGAAAATGCACCAGGACAATATCGTCAGTTTAATATATTTGACCATCCCTCTTTTATAGGAGTAAGTTCTCAAGATCCTAGTAAAATATCTTATCTGACTTGGAATGCAATAGTAAAACATAACCTGCTTAGGGTAAAATTTCGTAGTAAAGAGTCAGAAGATGTAACTATATGGAAACATATTGAAGATTTTAAAAATGAATTAACTATAGCATTAGTTCAGGATTGTGATCTTGTAGACTTTTACGTATATAATGCTTATGATCCTAATTGTAGAATTCATGCAAAGCCGGGTAAAGTATTTAAGCAGCTTTTCCCAGATTTAAGTGATTCAGAAATCGAGCGTTTTTCTACTCAATATCTTGCTCATATGAATCCAAAGTATGATTTCAAGTTAGTAAGCGGGAAAGATATTGCTCGATATTACTATTACGAAAACTACATAGAATGCAGCGGAGAACTGGGAGAATCCTGTATGAGAAATGTAGCAATGTCTTACTTTGACCTTTATACTAAGAATCCACAAGTTCAACTTGCAATTCTTGTAAACAGTAAGGATAAGATTGCAGCTCGAGCCTTAGTATGGGACAATCAGTATTATGATCGTATCTATGCGATTAATTCAGTTTTTCAGCAGCAGCTTAAAACTCAACTTGAGAAACTTAAACTAATTAATATATGGTATGGAAGAACTTACCTTGAAGATGAAGATCCTGTTATTGTCAAATTAGACGAGACTAATTTTATCTATTATCCTTTCTTGGACTCCTTGTATCTGTTGAATACTGATACTAACGAGATTTCTAACTCGTTAACTATAGAGCCAAACAGATGCTTAGGGAGCACTGGAGGAGGATATGGAGAACGTAATGGAAGTACTTGCTATCATATTAACAACAACAGTGACCTTAAAGAATACTTTAATTCGCACTCGTGTGATAGTTGCGGAGATAGCTGCAACGAAGTATATGTAACTCCTGATGACACTTGTCTTTGTTCAGACTGCTCTCGTTGGTGCTATTACACAGAAGAATACTATCATTATAATGACGTAGTTGTTACATACGCAGGGAATAACTGCCACGAAGATGAGGTAGTTCGATTGTTTAACGGAGAGTATGCTTATAGTCAAGATAGCAGCCTCGTAGAAATATCAGGAGTATATTACCTAGACAACCAGGTAGGCATATCTGAAATAGACAATGAATATTACGACTTAGACCTATTATCTAACCACACCATTGGTGACACTACTTATTATTGCACAGATGAACAAGCAACAGAATTATTATCAGAATACTTACAGCAACAAGAAGAAGAACTTGAAAACTCCAGTGAAGAAACTGGGATCCACTATACCAAATCTTAAACTTCTTGATTGGCTTGTACAAAATCAAAGTGTTTCCTATTCAGAAGAAATGGAAGCATTTATAACTTTATTACATAACTACTGTCTTGAGAAAAACTATACAGTAGTTCAGGATCATATAGGAAATCTTTATGTCACAAAAGGAAAAGCCGATTCGTATGCTTGTATAGTAGCCCATACAGATACTAATCAAGATATTCAAGAGTCCGTTCAACTGGTACAAATTGAAGACATTCTCATCGGCTGGAATAACGTAACTTCAGAACAAGTAGGCCCGGGATTTGACGATAAACTGGGTATTCTTATAGCACTTCAATGCTTAGAATATTTCTCAACTCTTAAAGTCTTTTTTCCAGCTTTGGAAGAAGTAGGATACAAAGGTACTTCAGTAGCAGACATGAGGTTTTTTGACGATGTAAATTTCTGCATTCAGCCGGATAGAAATTCGTATAACAACGACATCATCACTTTTACTAACGGTATTGAAACTGCAGGAAAAGACTTTATTAACACTATCCAGGAACTAGGGTTACTAGACGAGTATTCTTACAAAGAAGCAAATGGTGTAGGTACAGACATTGGAGAGTTGAAACACAAAGGACTAAAGTGTGCCGCAGTAAACATTTCTTGTGGTTATTACAACGAACATACTGACCAAGAAGTATGTTCTGTATCTCGTCTTCACAATGCACTTAATTTTATCATCGATATTATTGTGCAAATAGGCCACTGTAAGTTTGAACATATTCCGGTTAAGAAAGCAGTTGTTCCAGTTAATAGATATTGGGGTGACTATTATGACGAACCTAAGAAAACAGAATGGTATCATTTTAGTGCATTTAATGGTGTGTGGGAAAAAGTTATTAACGAAGATGATCTCGTATACTTAGAATATGAACACTGTACTGAATGTGGGCATCCTCTGATAGATACAAAAGATGATAATTACGGAGTAAGGTATGAATGTAGGAATTGTGACAGTTCATTTTTCTCGGTAACTAAACATGAAAATAAAAGCAACAAAACAAACAAAGGAGGGAATACCGTATCTGGCCTTTGGTAAAGAGAAGTATCTGGAATTCCTTTCCACAATGAGCGACGGAACTGAAGTGATTATAGATATTCTTGCAAAAAGAAGTCTAAGTCAAAATAAGTTGCTACATTTGTGGATTGGAATTCTGGCTTCTGAATGGGGAGAACCATCTGCTCATGTAAAAGCTAAACTAGTATGTGATTTTTTTGGATGTGAAGAAATAGAATACAATGGCAAATCTTATATTGTTCCTGTATCTACTTCTACTCTTGACAAAAAAACATTTACAGAAGGACTTACCAATATGTATATATGGGCATTAGAAAACGGATACAATTTACCTTCACCGGACGAGTATTTGGCTTATGGAAAAATGGATTGATATAAACGACAAGTTACCTGAACACAACAAGCTGGTCTTAATCCTTACTTCAGAAGAAGGATATAGACTGGCAGAGTATCAGCCTACTTATCTGTATTGCTGGAGAGGAAACAGTGGAGTTAATTACAGTACGAAAGAAATAACACACTGGATGAAGCTTCCTGATCCTCCTGAATTAAAATAGTATGAGACTTTTTCTAACGTCTTTTCTACAAGTTTTCTTAGTTTCTATCAACACTATCTTTCTAACTAAAGGATTTGTGATAGGTATTATTACAACTTCATTAGCAATTAACTGGGTGTGGATGCACAATCTTAAGCGAACAGTATCTTGTGATACTAAGGACAAGGTAGTTTATTCTGTAGGTGCAACGACAGGATCTATAAGTGGCTATTATTTCAGCAAACTAATATTTTCAATTCTATGACTTTATTCAAAAGTACAGAGACACAAGGTGAGTATACTATTACTCTTTTCACTCCTATTGATTCACCGGGAACAATTCTTCGATTTTCTCACTACCCTTCAGTAGATGAAGAGCCGGAGTTTATTGCTATCGAGCATAATATCTTGGGAGAGTCAGTAATTCCTGTAAGACTTCAGAAAGCCAAACGTACCAAACAGTCTAAGGACGTTGAATACTTTGACGTAGAAGTTCCGCAGAAAGTGTACCAGCCGGTGTTTCTAAAAGTCAGTAAGCCTGAGGAAGTTCAGACATTGCTGGCTTATTTGAACTCTCATCTTATCTAACCAAACTATTTACCGGGGGTGAAATTCCCCCGGTATTTTTTATTATGGTACGAGAAATAGAAAAGAATAAAAAACACTACGACTTTATAAATCAATATTTATTACTTCCTGAGTACGAAGTATATTTGACTAAAGATCACTGGAGACAACTGGGATATTATTCTCATAGTGGAAGATTAGTAGGAAGTATTATTTTTGCAGTTCAACCGACTCGAACATTAATACTTTACACTGTAGTTACTTTGGACTGGAGGGGTACAGGGATAAACAAACAACTTGCAACCGCAGTAGAAAGAATCTCAGCAGAACTAAATAAAACCAGAGTTTCAGTAAATATCAGACAAACAAACACAGCTTCATTAATATCGTTTTTAAAAAGTGGTTACCTAATAAGCCGCTCGACGGATAGCTATAATAATGGAGAGAAAAAAATATCTTTAGTAAAACAACTTAAATATGTACAGCAAGCAGAAAAAAGCAGTACTCAAGAAATGCCAGATTTGTGACAAGTTAGTTCCTCAGTTTTGGAAAACTTTAACTATTCAGGGCATAAGAAAGAAAGTATGTCAACGATGTGCAGAAAGGTACGCTAAAGATAAAGAAAAGCAGAAGAAAGAAAAGCTCAAGTTAAAAAGAAAGATTCAGCGAGAAAGAATCACTGAAAAGAAACTTGACACAGTCTTTTCTAAACTGGTTAGAAATATTTATCCTCCGCATTGTCATTCGTCTAAGGTTCCTATAACTGTCGAGACTAGTCAGGCTGCTCACTTAATAGGAAGAAACAATCGATGTGTAAGATGGGACTTAAGAAATGTCTATCCTACTACTCCTGAGCAGAATATGTATAATCAACTTCACGTAATTAAACTAGCAAAACGGTTAGAAGAATATTACGGGATAGACATAGATCAGTGGGAATCTATATCAAAGTCTACTATATGTAAGCTTAATGATACTGATCGAAGGTATATGTACGACATATTCAAGGATGCCTTAGACGAAACGTATTCAATCTTACTTCAGAATAATCCTTATGAAAAACTTAGCGAGTTAAGAAAGAAAGTTATTGAACAAACTAAACTTGTATTATGACTTGGTTAAACACTTTGCTGCAACTTTTTACTCCTTACCAACTAGGAGTTGTAAGTAAGAAACTTGTATACACTAATTTCGATGACTCGGAACGGTACTTCTTTATCGTAAAGATTAACAATGAATTGTGCGACTTTGAAGTATCGGAATCTATGGTTAAGAAATATAAAAAAGACCAATGGATTCTAATGAACACTGTAACGTACTCTAATGCACGATATGTAAAAAGTATTATTTTCTAACTAAACTTTATCAGATGACAGTCAATTTTAAGCTTGTTCACCCTAACGCAGCACGTCCTGTATATTCTTCAGATGGAGCTGCAGGACTTGATCTTGTAGCAGTAACACGAGAGTGGGATGCAGACAATCAAGTTTTTATTTACGACACAGGAGTAGCAGTAGAAATTCCTGAAGGTTATGTAGGACTTTTATTTCCTCGATCTTCGATTTATAAAACACAACTAGGACTTGCAAATTCAGTAGGGGTAATTGACTCAGATTTTCGAGGATCTATTAAAGTGATTTTTCGAGATCTTAATCAGACTCACGATTCTATTTGTTACAAAGTAGGAGATCGAATTGCTCAATTAATGATTGTTCCTTTTCCTCGTATTGAAGTAAAAGTGATTGATGTACTTAGCGAAACTAATCGTGGAAATAAAGGCTTTGGAAGCACAGGAAAATGAAATATACAGTAACTATTTGTAACACCGACATTAAAGTAGAATCTTCATTGCCTGAACTAGCAGCGATGAAAGCAGTAGAACAGTACGATGGAAACTATCTAGGAAAACTTATTAAAGTAAGTTCTGAAGATTTTCAACGCTACTTTAATGTAGAAGAACTGTTAAACTACATGGAAGATGAGCAGTGACATTACAGCTTGTAGCGGAGAAGGATGTCCTATTAGAGAGTCCTGTCACCGATACACTAATCCCCGGGGAGAACTTCAGTCTTTCTTTACTACTGTTCCAGGTAAACAAGTAGGTGATCAGTGGAAGTGTGATATGTACTGGGGAAATTTTCAAGAATCAATTCATCAACATTTAAAAGAAATAAGTAATGGAAATCGGAATAAAAGAGACCGAGGGGAAGATCAGAGTCGATGAAGTGTGGGGTAGATTTCAGCTTTACATGGCAGAAGCTATGACTAAATCTAAATCTAAATACCCCGATAAAAACTGGATGAAGCCTATGGAAAATCCTGAAGATCTTATTAGCTCAATCGAGCGACATATGCTTCAGGTTAAAATAGCTATTCAAGAAGATCGACCTGAGCTGCTTACAGATCCGGAAGACGGAGTAGATCATTTGGTAAAGATTGCCAACAACTGTTTTATGCTTCAATATCAACTAGAACATTACGCTACTTTTCAATGACTATTAAAGACATTTCTGAAACTAATATAACACTTCAAGAATCCAGCGACTTATCGGGGTGTTTTATAGAAATTGGACTTCCTGTAAATTTGTGGTGCGGTGAAAATCCAGAGTATTTCTCAAAAGAAGAAGGACTGGAGCTGGCAATACTAATTAAATCAGCGGTTAGTCTGGCACTAAAAATAAATCCTGATGATCCGGTAAAAGGACTTATGGAACTTGAAAAAAATATACCTGATATTAACAACGGATCACAAACTATTACGGAAGTGGTAGTTGAAAATTATGCTTTAAGAAAAGAAATTTCCTATATGAGATATGGGTTTATTTTGTCTACAGCAGTTAGTATCTTGTGCATATTAGGAAGCGTAGCAACGTTAATTTTCAGACCATAAAAATTATTAATTTCTAAACTATGTTTTCAAACTATTTTAAACTAAATTTATCTATGAAGAAAGTATTGTTTCTAATTCTTTTCTCTGCCGCTTTCACACTGAAAGCACAAACCATTCCCAGCGTACTGGATAGTATTCCTAACCCTTCGGGAAGTTATCTTGACACTGCTTACTATCATGTACTTTTTGCAGTTCCTAATCAGCTTGCTAAAGTACAACCTGCTCGTGTAATTATTCGGTATATTACTTACGATAACGTACCAGCCCCAAAACCGATTGAGCAATGGTGGGAAGTAGTAGCAAAAGGTAATTTTCAGAATCCTAGCAGTAAAGTAGTGTGGGCTAAAGTACCTTATAATCTTTCTAATGTAGTATGGGTAGAACGAATCAAAACCGTCAACTAATTGCAGCAGCATTAGTGTTCTTTGGAACTCTGATACTTGTATTTTCTACTAAAAGTGGCAAAGTAGTCACTGTAGAAAAGACTGTACACGATACTGTTTTTTTAGAACAAAAAGTAATAGGAAAAGAGATCGATACTGTCTACAGTACAAGAACCAGATTTTTCCAAAAATGGGAGTTTGATTCTATTTATTTTGTAGTAGAGCGAGATACTATAAAGGTAGATTCAATAGTGCGAGATACTTTAATTATTAAGTTAGCAGACACTATTGTTTTACCTTATGACTCTTTACTACTTACAGATACTCTTGGAAAGTATTTATTTACTCAAGCATACTTTGGAAAAGATACCACTGAACACTACCAGATGGACTGGGCTATAGGTATTAATAACAATGAGTTGGTCTATTTTGAACCGGTTATTACTGTTAATCCTGGGGCTTCCAGATGCACTGTAAAAGAAGCAATTAGACAATGGTGGCATTCACTAAAATCTAAGTAGATGTACAAGAAGAAAGACTTTGTAAAAGAAGCCGTAAAAGATGATGACGTAATGGTGTGGTCTACTAAAGACGGTAAGTATTACGTTTCTACTGCAGATGACGACCTTGCTGAGTGGTTTGCTTACTATAAAACAACGTATGGCTGGGAAGAACTTTATGCAGGCGATTCTTTTGAAGACTGTATAGATCAAATTAACTTACACATTGAAACTCATGGATAACATGTATGACTTACTAGTCGAAGAAAACATTTCTTTAAAAAAACAAGTAATAGCTTATGAAGATAAGCTTATTGTTCTTACTAACATTCTTGGACTTTTGAAAGAAAGTGAAAACATCACTACACATCACGAGACGCTGATTAAGCACTGCTTAGAAGTGATTAATAAGTAACCATTAAAACTTACCATTTATTGAAATAAAGGTCGCTGTAGTAATACAGCGGCCTATTTTTTCCTATGATAGAAATCAACGTAGATGTACTAGGGTTATGGAGATGGAAACTCTATGACGAAAATGGTCTGATACTTATATCTTCACGAGAATTTAAAACTCGTAAGGAATGTGAAGAGAATATTAAACAGACTAAAGAGCAACTAAATCGTCCGCATACTGAAGACGACTATCCGGAATTTATCTCTCACTATTAAATATTATAAATTAAAAACACTGATATATGAATTTAGATAACAAAATTTTAAGTGACATTACTGTTCATATGAAATACGCAAAGTTCCAACCGCTTCTTAGCAGACGTGAAAACTGGAATGAAATCGTACAACGTAATATGGATATGCACATTAGAAAGTTCCCTGAATTAAAATCGGAGATACGAGAGGCATATCAATTTGTCTTTGATAAAAAAGTGCTTCCGTCTATGCGATCTATGCAGTTTGCCGGGAGACCTATTGAAATCAATCCAGCAAGGATTTATAATTGTGCCTATCTTCCTGTTGATGACTGGAGAGCTTTTTCTGAAATCATGTTTCTATTGTTAGGAGGTACAGGAATAGGATTCAGCGTACAAACGCATCACATAGAAAGTCTTCCTGAAATAAAAAAACCTACTAAAGATAAGTCTCGTCGATTTTTAATTGGAGATAGTATTGAAGGATGGGCAGACGCAGTTAAAGTGCTTATGAAGTCATACTATAAGGGGGGAGCATCAGTTAGATTTGATTATAGTGATATTCGACCTAAAGGTGCACTTCTTGTTACTGCTGGTGGTAAGGCTCCAGGGCCAGCTCCTTTAAGAGAATGTCTTGTAAAAATTGAAGGTATCTTAGAAAGTGCAGAAGAAGGTAAACGGCTAAGTTCTCTTCAAGTACACGACATTGTTTGCCATATTGCAGATGCTGTATTGGCCGGTGGTATTCGTCGGGCAGCATTGATAAGTTTGTTTAGTGCCGACGATGATGAAATGATAGCATGTAAATCCGGTAACTGGTGGGAATTGAATCCACAAAGAGGCCGCGCTAATAATTCCGCTGTATTGCTAAGACAGGAAGTTACCGAGGAATACTTTTTTGATTTGTGGAAAAGAATAGAACTTTCAAATTCCGGAGAGCCGGGAATCTATTTTACAAATGATTCCGATTGGGGTACTAATCCATGTGTAACTGGCGATACTGAAATACTTACCAAAAAAGGGTATGAAAAAATAGAAAACTTAATAAATAAAGAAGTTGAAATTTGGAACGGATTTGAATGGTCTAATGTAACTCCTAAAATAACTGGATATAATCAACCTATAATTAAAGTCACTTTGTCTGATGGAAGAGAATTAACTTCTACCCATTATCATAATTGGCACATAGCTGAAGGATATAACGGTAAAAGCAAAAAAGTTAAAACTCAAGACTTAAAAATTGGAGATAAAATTATCAAATACAAATTTCCAATAATCGAAGATGGTGTAGATGAAGTTACTTTAAAAGAAGCTTATACTCAAGGATTTATATCCGCAGAAGGAATGGAGGACTATAACTATATATGGTTGTATGAACCTAA